CCTCCCACCACGTCGTGGTGTTCATCTCCGAAACCGAGTGCGTCTCGGCTGAGCCGCCGTTCGTGATCGTGCGAGACCCCGCCAGCTTCCACTGGCTGGAGGTCTCCAGGCTTGACCTGACCGATGCCCAGCGGGAACGCATTGTCGCCTCGGCCAAGACGATGGTGGGCAGGCCCTACAACGTCGCGGCCATCTTCTGCCTGCTGATGAGCCGTCTGTTCAGTGTGCCGATCCCCCGCTGGGTGGTGCAGTGGCTGGAGCGCAGGCCGGAACTGGATTGCTCCCAGCTGGCGGACATCGCGCTGATGGCTGGTGGGCTGAGGTTGTTCGGCCATGACTCGGTGCTGGTGACGCCGGGATTCTTCGAGGTGTATTTCCGTGCGCGCGGTTGGCTGAGAGAACAAAACGTCACGACCACTGTTTACTAGATTGCTATCCCAAAGGGAAAAAATAGCAAACTGATAAGATTGTCTTTAGACGATTGGAGTTTTTCTGTGACTATCACCCAAATCACTGAGGCAGGCGCTCTCGCACCCACTCAACTGACGGGCAAGACGTGGAAGATCAAGGTAATTGAGGGCGACCGAAAAGGCTCCTCTGCGTATTACCCCAAAGAGGCACTGCAAGAGGGTGCCCAGCTGTTCAAGGAAAACACCAAGATTTTCCTGAACCACCCTTCCGCTGATGACAAATTCAACCAGCCTGAGCGCCGCGTCCAGGATATTGCCGGTTACCTCACCGAGGGTGCCACATACGACGGCAAAGACCTTTATGCAAATGCCACATTCCTTCCCCAGTACCAGGAAATGGTAAAGGAACTCGCAGAGCGCGGATTGATCGGAATGTCGATCCGGGCCGAGGGCGAAGTTACCGAGGCATCCGGCACCAAAACCCTGAAGCGGTTTACCAAGGTTCACTCCATTGACGTGGTGACCGAGGCAGGCGCAGGTGGCGGGTTTGTGAAATTGCTCGAATCCGAAAAAGCTTCTGCGCCAGAGAGTGGTGCAGAGTCCCAAAAAGAAAAGGAATCTCTCATGGAGAAAGCAGAAATGATTGAGGCTCTGGCGACTCTCAAAACTGAGTTGGCAGCAGACTTCGACGCCAAACTGGCAGAGGCCCTGAAGCCGTTCGCCAAGAAGGACGACAAGAAGAAGGCCGACGCCGAGGACGCCAAGGACGGGGGTGCTGACGACGCCGAGGAAAACCCGGACGGCACCAAGAAAAAGAAGCCCGTCAAGGAATCTGCTTCCTTCGCGGAAATCGACAAGGCACTGACCGAGGCCAAGCTCCCCGCCGCTTCCCGCACCTCGGTGTTCGCCCTTGTTGAGGCCGGTGCAGACCTGAAGGAAACCGTTGACGCGGAAGCCGCAAAGGTGAAGTCCATTCTCGAAGAAGCGGACAAGTCCTTTGGCGGATTCCATTCCGAGGAAAAGGGTGCCAAGAGCCTCCAGGAATCCACTGCCGGCCTTCTGGAAAGCATTTACGGCATCAAGCCGGTAGAAGGCTAGTCACGCTTTTACGGCAATTCACCAGAATTGTCCGTGTCGTATACTTTAATTAGTTATGAAAGGGCCAAAAAATGGCAAAGAATGAAGTCTTCAAAGACTCGGAAGGGCTTTCCCTCCCGGTCGCTACCGGCACCCTGTCCGGTACCCCGCTCCGCATCGGCATCCTCAACGCCGTCGCCCAGACCGATGAGGGCTCGGTAACGAACCCCAACTACGTCTTCCAGGGCGTTGCGCAGCCCACGGGTGGCATCGGCAACGCACCGGGCTACACCTCGGTCAAGACCACGGGTGCATGGATTGTCACCGTCACGGGTGCAATTACCACTGCAGGAACCCCGGTCTACATCAAGACTGACGGCACACTGACCACCACGGCCACAGGTGCCTTCCTCTGGGGCGCTGCACTCCGCGCCAAGTCCGCTCCGGCAGGCCCCGTGCTTGTTCGGATTCTCCAGCCCGGTCAAGTCACCGCGAACGCATAAGGAATCAGGAACATGGAACTCATTCTCCCCAAGCAGATCGAGGAGACCGCCAAGGTATTTGGTGACGCTCTCCATGGTGACTTCCGCGCACGCGGCATCATCAAGTCCGTGGTTGACGGCCAGCTCTCGGAAGCTATCTCCAGCTCCGACCTCGCCCAGACCTTCGCCTTCGTCAACGCCGCTGCCCTTCAGGCGCAGTACGCGACTCTGCCCACTACGTGGACCGAGTTCGCCCAGCGGGACACGTTCGAGGACTTCAAGCCGAAGTTCCAGAAGCAGCTGGTGTTTGACTACGACCAGCAGCTTGCTGACAACGGCGGACACGCCACGGCTCCGGGCTCCCTGCCGGTTGTCCCGGAACTGACCGAGTACCCGGCGTTCAGCTTCACCACGTCCGGCAACTCGCTTTCCCTCTACAAGTCCGGTGCCCGCATCGGCTTCTCTTGGGAAGATGTCATCAACGACAACTGGAACTTCATCGCCTCCCTGCCCGGACGCATGGCCCAGTACGCCAAGAACACCGAGGAGACCGAGGCCGTCAAGGTTCTCGCCACCGACACCGGCCCGAATCCGGCAACGTTCTCCTCGGCCAACCAGAACGCCGCCGACAACAAGGTGCTCTCGGTGGACTCGCTGGCGTACGCCAAGCGCACGATCCGCCAGCGCAAGTACAACAACAACTTCATCACCGTTCCGAAGTTCGCCCTTGTTGTGCCGACCGCCATGAAGGATCAGGCAGAGCGCATCCTCAACATCACGGAAATCGAATCCGTGATCGGAGACGGCACTGCCGGTGGCGATCAGCGCCGGTTCAAGTCCCAGCTGACCAACTCGGACGTGGTTCTGGTTGTCAACGACTGGCTGACCCAGATCGACAAGTCCGCCACCAACGCCACCACCTGGTACCTGGTTCCCTACAAGGGCACCGATGGTATCCGCGAGGGCATTGTGGTCAACTTCCTCCGCAACCACGAGGCACCGGAGTTCCGTCAGTCCAACGCTGGTGGCCTGTTCCTCGGCGGCGGGGCTGTCCCGACGCTGGCCGGCTCCCTGCGCAACGATGACGCCGAGTACCGTGTGCGCCACGTAGTGTCCGGTGGCTTCTGGTTCAGCCAGAACGCCTACGCTTCGACCGGCACCACGGCTTACACCGAGCCTTGGCACGCAATCGCATAGTCTGACCCAAGAAACCCCCGGTTCCTGCAAAAGGAACTGGGGGTTTCTGCTATTTCCGGGCAAATTCAAATGCTGGTATCCTATTTATGTGGTGCTACTCCTCCGGTAGTGTGTGGTTGACGGCCCCGGCTCCTCGGTTGCTCCCCGAGGAGCCGGGGCCGTTTTGCGTAATCCCTATTCCGGTAGAATTGTATTCATGACAGACGTGACTCCACTTGACCCAACATCCCCTGTCGGGCAATTGCGCCTGCTGATTTCGGATTCCCAGCTGAGAACCGATCCGATGAACCCCACGGCACCCGGAGAATACTACTTCTCCGATGATTTCCTTGGCGGGTTCATTTCCATGAATGGCGGCTACCTGAAATTGGCTGCCGCCGACGCTTTGATGGCGCTGGCCACCAACGAGTCGCTGGTCTCCAAGAAAATCCGCAAGGAGAATCTGCAGACCGATGGACCCGCCGTGACCAACGCGCTCCGGCTGCAGGCCGCTGACTTCCGCGCCGAGGGCAAGCTGGACCGCGAGGAAGCCGACGCAGCTGCCGGCAACCAGGTGGTCATCGTGGACTTCGATGCCCCGATCAGCCCCTTCGATTTCTACCAGTACATCAGCGCTGGTGGCCCCGCTGCCGGTCCCGGAGGTGGGCTCCCGTGGCACTAGGCACCTCCGTCTTTCCGGGCGGCTGGGCGGCTCACCACGTCCCCGTAGTCAACTCCGAAATGACCGGGCGGGTAAAGATCACCCGGACCATCTCCGAGGGCGTCTGGAACCCCGCCACGGGCGATTACGACGGCGGCGAGACTGAGACCCTGTACCTCGGGCGCGCCAACATTGACCGCATCGCACGGCCTCGGCGTGGAGCCTTCGTCTCCGACTCGGCGGACAATCAGGTCACCCAGCTGCTGATCCCCACGTCCCCGGCCCTGAACGAGGCTGACCCGGCTCCGGTGAATCTGCGCTGGCAGTCCAACGACATGGTGACCATCCTGCTGTGTGCCGATATGCCGATGATGGAGGGCGAGAAGCTGTTCCTGCGCGGCTGGTTCGGCGCTACCGAGGACTGGGCCTACACCCTGCACGCGGACTTCGACGCCAAGCAGGGCGGTGCCTGATGGCTGGGCTGGAAGGCTACAAGAACATCACTGATGGCCTGTTCCAGCAGCTTCTGGCAGCCGAGCGGGGCATCAAGACTGACGCGCAGGAAGCGGCGCTGGAAGCAGCCATCGCGGGCGAGGAAATGGTCCGCCACATCATCGACACCACCGAGTCCTCCCTGTCGCCGGGCAAGGACAACCGTAACTGGACCTTTCACATGCGGCAGGCCGTGGACTCAGATGTGCGGCGCAACGGCAACACGATCACTGCGCGCATCGGCTGGTTGAAAGACCAGGAGTTCTACTTCCTGATTCAGGAGTACGGCGGGGACGTGAGCGGTAAGACCGTCACGCCGATGAACGCCCTCATGGCTGGGCACACCGAAATGTTGAAGACTCTGACCCGATGGGGGCTCAAAACCACATGACCGTCAACCCGTTCCTCTCGCAGGAGGAAATCCTTGCCGAGCTGCGCACCATCCCGAACATACTGATCTTCGAGGGCAACGTCCCGGACGGTGTATCCATCCCGCTGACACCCAGTGGGAAGGTCAAGCCGCACCTCGTAGTCAACTTCGCCGGCCTCGTGGACCCGCCCACCAAGGTGAATGGAATTACCGGCGCGGCCAATGATTCCTTCCAGCAGATGTTTTCCACGCACGGAATTGCCTCGGACGATAATGCCTCCCGCCAAGTGCATTCTCTGGCATGGGCAAAGATTCTCGGATTTGTCCCGGCAGGGTGCGGCGAGATTCGTCCGGCATTCTTCGCAGGGGTAGGCCAGATTTCCTCGCTCGGCCAGCCCACACGTTTCTCCGCAGTGCAGTCCTATAAGTACCTGATAAACGCCTAAAATTGCTGGGCTGATAAACTGGTAGAAATAGGATTGGAGTTATGCATGTCTGAAAGTGAACTGGTTACAGCGGTGCATGGAGTCACGAAACTCGTGCAGACAATCCCGCGCCGATTCCTGACAGCATTCCCGGATTTTCGGGAACTCAATGACGCTGAGATTGCCGAGCGCCAGCGGGGCAGGGAACGCAAATTGTTTGGGGAGCACGCTACCCAGGCACCAAAACACAAGGCTGAGGAACCCCAGCCCGATGAACAGCTGACTGAAGAAGATCAGGCAGCAGAAGCTCCCGCAACGGAAGGCGGCAACTAATGGGCAAAATGATGTCCCCCAACACGCGCATTGACTGGATCGAGGACCCCACTTACGATCCTGCGGCACCGTCAGCTGCGCTGTTCACCGATGCCACGAACATCTCGTGCGCCATCGAGTCCGGCTACAAGCTGAACCCCACCAAGTCCGACACCAACAACAAGAAGTCCATCTGCGAAGATGCCAACGTTGAGACCCCCGTGCGCTACAACTACGAGGGTGACCTGACGTTCTTCCGTGAGGGCGATCTGGCCAACACGACTTCTGCATTCGCCATCGCGTTTGCGTTCTTCGGCACCGAGCGCAAGGAAGGCTACCTTGTCCGGCGCACCGGCTACCGCTCCAGCGTGGCGGTTGCCATCGGGCACGAGGTGGACAGCTTCAAGTTCATCAGTGACTTCCCCAAGGATGTCATCGACAACGATCTGATCGAGTTCAGCACCAAGTTCCACCCGCAGGGGCGCATGGAACTTGCCAAGACTGTAGTGGCGTAAGGAGCCCTGACATGACTTCCCACAAAATGGTGAACCCCAACACGGGCATCTGGTACATCCCTCTGGCAGGTCTGACCTCCGGCTCATCCCCGAGCGCGGCCCAGATCAACGCCGGCACACGCATCTCCGGTGCGGTGACCACGGGCTACGCAATCGGCTTCAAGGACTCGGACGTTGACAAGTCCAAGACCGTTGAGGATGAGGGCAACGTTGACACCCCCACCCTGAAGAACTACGAGGGCAAGATTTCCCTGTTCAAGGACGAAATCGGCTCCGGCACGCAGGACGCTCCCGAGAACCCCACGGTCTTCACCGATGCTGTGAACCTGTTCAAGGTTCCCTACGTTGAGGGCTGGATCGTCACCCGCTACGGCAAGAAGGCCAGTGTGCCGGTTGCCGCAGGCGACAAGGTTTCGACCTACCGCTTCAAGAACGACCAGCCCATCACGATGGAATCCGCCTCCGGCAGCCCCATCCTGGTCGAGGTCAACTTCCTGCCGCAGGGCGAGGCTTACCCGAACGTCACTGCCGTTGCCTAGTCCTTACTAGGTAGTTTGATAGGATTGGCCCAGTATCTAGCAACATACAGATGCTGGGCCTTTTCTATTTCCCCACACAGGAGTGAGCATGCAAAAATACACGAACATCCACACCAATGAAGAAGGCGTAACCTTCGAGGCCCATGCGTTTGAAATGGGGGGCGTGCAGTGCATCAACCTCAACGTGATGGTCGAAGTTGAAGGTGGTTACAGGGTTCTTGACCAAATCGCCTTCGGCCCCGAGGACGCAGAAGCCATCATCAACCTCATTCGGAACGCGACACAGGCATGAGCCGCCGCCTGAACCTCGAACCATTCCCACCGCGCCACGAGCCCGTTCTGGCATGGCTGAGGGCCAACAACATCGAGCCACGGTGCGTCCCTGTCGCACAGGAGGTGCGCATTGATAAGGACTCGATCACCTTGGACCTATTTGTCCGGGATGAGCAGGGCCAGCTTGTAGTAGAGAACCACAGGCCCGTCATCAAGCGCGTCACTGTTCCCCTCATCTCATCCCCAGCCGCATACAACCTCTTTTTCTAGGAGAGCAATTCATGAGCATTGATCTGGAAGCACAAAAGGAAATCTCCGAGGAACTGAAGTCCCCGGCCACCTTCGACGCCCGCGCAGCTGTCACAGATGCCACGTACCCGGAGGATAGCGTTGACGTGTTCTCCGACGCCTACGCAGCGCACCAGGCAAACCTCGCCGCCAACGACGCGGCCAAGGCCCGGTTCGTGGCCGAGAACATCAAGAACCGGCTCCTGAAGGAAGACCACTCCATCGAGTTCGACTACACGGAAGACTCCGAATACATCGCCGCCGACAAGGAGGCCAGCGAACTCGAAGCCGCCGTGGTCCCCCTGATGGAGAAAATGCTGTCGTCCGTGAAGACGTTCCACGTCCGGGGGCTCGCGCCGGCACAGTGGCGGCTGATCGACGCCAAGTGGCGCAAGGCCATCAAGCCCCCGGCCCGGAAGAACTTCCCGCAGACCGAGGAAGGCGAGGAGGACTACGACCTCGCCACCTACGAGAAGAACCTTGCCCGCAACGAGGCGATCAACAACGACATGATTGCCTCCGCGATCCGCAAGGTGGTCCGCAAGTCGGACGGGGCCGAGGACACCAGCGTGTGGACCGTCGATGACGTGAAGGTCATCAACGACAACTACCTGGAGTCCGAGTTCGACAAGATCAAAGACCTCGTGGTCAACCTGACCTTCGCCAACCGCATCTTCCAGATTGCGGTTGAGCAGGACGTTGATTTTTTACCGAAGCGCTGACTTGGCCGCAGAACCGTCAGTACGTCTCGATGGTTCTGACCGCCAAGGAGTGGGGCTGGTCCCCCACAGCAATCATCCGGGGGGCCAAGAACCCGCGCAAGCACCACCCGGCTGATTACAACTTCGCCCACGCGGTGGCAACACTGCTGGAGGAGAAGTGCCCAGCCTGTGGTGTGCCGATCTGGTACGCCTTCTCCACCAACAGCGCCATCGGTTTCAAGCTCAAAGACATCACCTGCTACGCCTGTGAGCACAAGGAAACCGAGACCAAGGACAAAGAGAAGAAGCCTGGCGTCTCGCAGGTGGTCTACGCGATTCCCGAGGAAGGCTTTGAAGAACTGCCCTCCCGAGCCAACTACTACGAGCGGGCAGCCAAGGAACACCAGCGAGAGCACGAGCTGGAACTGAAACGCAGGGCCGAACAACAGCAGTAAGAAGTAAAGCACTAATGCATCCACGAGGAAGCATTAGTGTCAACCTACTCGCACCAAAGGAGCATCGAATGAGCCGCGCAACCGACAAGGACTTCCCGGAGGCGTACCGGCTGGTCATCATCACGACCTACGGGGATGTCGATGAGACCACCTACATCGGCCCGTACCAGACCATCGGGGCGGCACGGGGCCAGCTGACGCACGAGCTGAAGCAGCGCTACTACGAGCACTACTCCAAGAAGGTGGGCCACATCGAACGCACCACAGGCTCCTGGGAAGAAGTTTGAACATCACACTTCTGTTGTGAAGCCGCAATAGAAGTGTGAGCCCTTGTAAAGCACTAATCCCCACATCTGTAGGGATTAGTGCTTTACTCTTTTTCCCAGACTGTGTAAATAGCCAAACTGATAGAATTGGGGCAGACTCTAGGGAATTGGTGGTGAATTGTGGCCGGTGCATTCGACGCCAAGGTTGACATTTCGACAGCGGAAGCTTCGGCGGCACTGGCCGCACTCCGCAAGGAAGTAACCGGCCTTGGCAAAGACCTCGCCGGCCTGAACACCATCATCAAGAACAGCAATGGTGACCTGAAGACCATTGCTGCCGCCTTCACCCAGCTGGTTGCAGCCCAGCGCGCCGCCACCTCAGCCGCCAAGGAAATGGCGCAGGCAGACATCGCCGCTGCCCGTGCTGCTGGCATCCGCAACGTGGCCGATGCCAAGGTTGAGGAAACGCTGGCGCGTCGGACCAACCAGGAAGCGCAGGCTGCCCGCGCATCGGCACAGACCGGGCTCGCTACTGCGCGCACCGCAGAGTCTGAGACTCGACGCACCATCGCCATGGACAGGTCCACGGCAGCTGCCCAGCGTGCTGCCCAGTCCCAGTCCCAGCTCCATGACAGCATGTCCAACTCCCGCTACCTCATGTACGACGTGGGAGCCACCTATGGTGTGCTGGCAGCGGGCCTCATGGCCATCCCTGCAGCGACGGCGGCTGTGGCTGTCTCGTACCAGAAGGACTTCGCTCAGGTTCAGCGCGTCACAGACGGTCTTGACCAGACTGGCCTGAAGAATCTGAAAGAGAACCTGAAGGCAATGGGCACGGAAATGCCCATCGGCTTTGATGAAATCTCCCGCATCGCCCAGCTCGGTGCCCAGATGGGCGTGGCCAATGAGGAATTGGCAGCCTTCACCGAGACCACAGCCAAGTTCGTGGCTGTCACAGGTATCTCGGCTGACACGGGTGCCACCCTGTTCGGACGCATGGAGACCTCCTTCACCGCAGACGTGCAAAAGTTCCCGGACTTCTTCGAGCGGCTGGGCTCCTCCATCGCGCGTGTAGGTGCCGACACGGTGGCCACTGACCCGGAAATCGCCGCCATGCTCGCCCAGATCGGCCCGCTGGGTGCAGCTGCCGGGATGAGCGCCGCCAACGTCACTGGCCTTGCCGCTGCCCTTGCCTCCGTCCGTGTCCAGCCTGAACTGGCCCGAGGCACACTGACCCGTGTCTTCGGCCAGCTGAACCGCGACGTGGCCGAGGGTGCCCCGCAAATGGAAGCCTTCGGCAAGCTCATGGGCATGACCGCCGATCAGGCGGGCAAGCTCTGGCAGACCGACTCCTCCACCTTCTTCAACAACCTCATCAAGGGCCTGCACGACACACAGCAGAAGAACGGTGAGCTGACCACCACGTTCGACCAGCTGGGCATCACCGCCTCCCGAGACGTGTCCGCACTGACCAAGCTGGCCGTTGGATACGACACCCTGCAACTGTCGATGGACAGCGCCAACAAGGGCTTCACAGACGGCACTGCCTTGAACGAAATGTCTAAGGTCACCTTCGAGACCATCTCGGCCAAGCTCATGGAGATGGCCAACTCCTGGAAGAACTTCGCTGACACCATCGCCACCAGCGGCCCAGCCCTGCAGGTGGTAGGCGTCTTTGTGGACACACTGAAGAACATTGCCATCGGACTGGATTCTTTGGTCAAGAAGGCTCCAGTTGTTGGCCTGATTATCAATGCCCTTATGGGGTTCGCTGCGGTCACCGCACTGTTCCTTGGGTTCAAGGCCGCTCAGGCTTTTGTGACAGCCGGCATGATTGGCTTCCAGCAGGCTGCTTCGCGAGGCATGGCAGGTGGACTGAACCTTTCCACCACACTGCGCACCCTGGCACAGACCATGCTGGTCGCCAAGGGCGCTACCGATGCCCAGTCTCGTGCTCTCCTTGAACAGGTTGGTGTGCTCCGTGGACTTATGATTGCCTCGGCCACAACGAGTGAACAGCTCAGGTCAGGTGCAGCCGGTTCCTTCGGCGTGCTGGCTACCTCCACCGGACGTGCAACGGGTGGGATCGGTGGATTCCGTTCCGCGCTGGTGGGCTTGACGGGCGGTCCGATTGGGCTGGCTGTCGCAGCACTGGCGCTTCTTACAGGCGGACTCATCAATGCCGGAGTGGAAGCTGACGCTGCTGGTAAAGCCATCGCAGCTGGCCTGAAGCAAGGTGCCGATGCTGGCCTGCGCGCTGTGGCGGAACAGTTGGCCAACCGCAAGGTCACCATGTTCGACGGTGCCCTTGGGTTCTCGGACATCGACAAAAACGTCACCCAGATTGCCGAGCGTTCGGGGGTTGCCTTTGACAAGGTAGTTGCCGCCATTGGCAAGGGCGAGGACGGCATGAAGTCGTTCAAGGCCGAGCTGGAGAAGGTTGCCAAGGCAAACGGGTTCAAAGACCTCAACGATGCCCTCGCCAACCCCACCCCCGGAAGCAAAGCTGCCGACCTGCAGTTCCTCAACAAGGTGGTCACCGAATACAGCGCCAAGACAAAGGACGCTGCCAAGACCACCACGGCAACCAGTGATGCCCTGAAGACCCTTGGGGTTCCGGCTGAGGACGCCGCTGGTGCGATGGACGACGCCACCACCTCAGTGGACAAGATGACCAAGGCACTGAAGGAACTGAACGATACGGCGTTTGGCACGATCAACGCCCAGTCGGACCTTCAGGATGCCCTGGTCAAGATCGGTCAGGGGCTGCACGCCGGCAACTCCTTCAATCCCAACAACGACTCTGGCCGGACCAACATCAAGAACGTCCAGGATGCCCTAACCAAGGCTCGGGACTACTACAAGAACTTGATGGACACCCAGCAGATCACCGCCCAGCAGGCGGCACAGGGGTACACCAACTTCACCGAAAAGCTCATGGGCGACATCCGCACCAAGTTCGGTGCCAACACTGCCTACATTGACCAGATGGCCCAGCAGACCACGGTGCTGTTCCAGTCTGCTATTGGCGGGAAGCCCGTCAGTGTGCCTGTCACCACTGTTCCCGGACAGGTACAGGCAGCAGCCGTCAAGGCCAATGCCACGCTGCAGGACTTCATCCTCGCTCAGGGCATCCCTACCATCCCGGTGAACGCCAAGACCGATGCGGCGCAGTCTGAGACTTTGAAGCTCGTCGGCTGGTTGGCCACCGTCACTAAGCTGCCTTACAAGGTGGTTCTTGATGCCCTGACCAACCCGGCATCCGAGAAGTCCAAGGAAATCTACGCACTGCTCCAGTCCATCACGGACCACACGTACACGGCTCCCGTCGATGCTGACACATCGGCTGCCATCACCAACATCCAGAATTTCTCTGCCTACGCACGGAAGGAACTGGCCAACCTGCAGTACGCCATGCAGGGTCTGGGACCGGGTGGCGTCGGTCTTGACGCCTCTGCAGACAAGATCAAGGCGGCAAAGTCCAAGTACGCCAGCATCATCATCCCGGCGCAGACCACTGCCCCGACACAGGTACGCGCTCAACCGCAGGCGATCCCTGACCTGCCGCCCGACCTCGCGCCCCAGCTGGACAACGTGGCCAACGGCTACAAGAACGCTGCTGACGCAGCGGACAAGGCCGGCAAGAAGGCCAAGGAGTCCGCCAAGGACATCGCCAGCGGCATCGAGGACTCGGTGCGCGCAGCCGAGGACTACGGCAACCGCCTGAAGACGGCTCTCATGAGCGCCTACAACCAGCAGTACGCGCTGACCACGGCCACCGATGAATACCACTCTGCCCTGAACGCGATCACCAAGAAGCGGCAGGACGAAATCAAGCAGGTCGAAGACCTGCGGGACAAGATTCGCCAGCTGAACGATGAGCGTGACAAGGAACTCATCACCGCCAACAAGGCCAAGATCGAGCAGAACATCTCGATCAAGTACGGCGAGGTGGACCGGGCTGCCGACTACGGCAACCAGGCCAAGACCGCGCTGGACAACGCTGCTGCCAAGCAGAAGGAAATCGACGCTTCCAGCAAGGAAGCGAAGACCATCCAGGACGGCATCGGCCTGCTGACGGGCTACTCCGACGCGGCCATTGCCAACCGGGCTGCGCTGCGTGGGCTCGAAACCAAGATGATCGACATGGTTGCCGCCTACGCCACGCTGGGCCACTCCTCCGAGGAGGTCCGGGCCTACGCTCAGGCGCTGACCGGCCAGTACAAGATCGACGTGGGGCAGTTGGGCTTCAACATGGCTGCCGTTGACAACCTGCAGGGCTCCTTCCAGCGGTACATCGACACCATCAACCGTGTCCCGCAGGTGGTTCCCACGCAGGTGGACGCCAACACGGACGCTGCCCAGCAGCAGTTCGATGACCTGAACGGCGCGCTGGATAGGGTGGAGGTGCCCCGCACGGCCACCGTCACGGTGGACCTTGACACTTCGGCGGCTACTGCCAAGATGCGCTCCCTCGAAGCACAGATCAAGGGTGGCACTGACGGCATCGGTGGGGACGTGTCCCTCACAGCCTTCCGCCCCGGCAGCTTGGCTGGCGGCTACACGGGTGGTGCTGTCTCGGACATCATGGGCATGTACTCGGGCGGCATGGTTCCCGGCACACCGCCCTCAGACCGGCGTGCTGACAACAAGCTGGCTCAGGTGGACGGCAAGGGGCTCATCAAGATTCGGTCCCGCGAGTTCATCCAGCCGCAGGAGGCTGTGGACTACTACGGCGTGGACATGATGGAGGCCATACGCACCATGAGCCTGCCCAAGTTCAACATGGGCGGCTCCCCGTCCGGCACCCGCAGCGGTGGGGGCGCGGCCTCGCAGGCTGTGGTGGACCTCGGCGCAGCAACCCTCGCGGCGCTGGCGGACATGCGTCAGGAAATCAAACTGTTCACGGACAACCGCCTCATCGCGGAATCGGCCAACGCCGGCAACAAGCAACTCGCAGCAGAAAGGCACCACTAATGACTGTCAAGACCATGCTGTTCGGCCCCATCGGCAGAATGCTTCCGATCCCCTACCCCGAGGCCGACATGGGCTGGGACACCAACCGGGATGTGGAGGAGACCGCGCTGCTCGATGGCGGGCGGCATGTCTACGAGGCTCCGGTGCCCTACCGGCGCTACAAGCTCCAGTACAAGGGCGGCACCGCCGACTTGCAGAACCTCATCGACATCTACAACGGGGTGTACGGCAAGGGTCCGTATCACCTGCTGGACTTCAACTTCAGCGCCGGGAACATCCTGCCCACCCGCTGGGCCTCGGCCTACATGCTGAAGCACATCGTGGGTGCCTGGTGCGCTCCGGTGCTGAGCGCCAGCACCACGGCGTTGGCCGGCCAACAGGTCACCTTTACCAACAATGGTCAGTTCTCTGACGCCGGGGAAGACCTCACTGTTGCCTGTGTGCCGGGTCAACCGATCTACCTGCACCTGTGGGGCTCGGCCACGGGAAGCGGGGCCGTGACGGTCTCGCTGCTGAACGCCAGCACCGGAACCTGGACCAGCCCGGTGTCCTATGTCCCCGGCAGCTCGCCCTCCGAGGTGGAGGTCATCTCTACTGCCGAGGGCGCGGCCAACACCTACTCGGCGGTCAAGCTCCAGCTGGTGTGCCCGTCCGGTTCGACGCTGACGCTGGACCACGTAAACCTCTCCACAATTTCCGGTGACAATTCCCGCAAACCCGGAATGGGAGTAGGGGCTGTGTCATTTACTAATTCTCTGAGCGGAAATATAGTAACCAAGAGGTTTGATAGAATTGGGCTAAGTCTTGACCTCGTTGAGGTTGAATAAAGCTCAGGAGAAATAAATGGCTATCCCGACCACCGCCGAGAAGAACGCACTGGCGACCAAGTACGGCACTGACGCTGCTTACGGTGCTCTGTTCACCACGGCTCCCAGCTCCACCGCCGGCACCGAGGTCACGGGCGGCTCCCCCGCCTACGCCCGCAAGGCGCTCTCTTGGGGGTCAGCCTCCGGTGGTGTCATCACCGCATCGGCCACCTTCGATGTCCCGGCCTGCACCGTTGTCGGTACGGGTGTCTACTCGGCTGCCACGGGCGGCACGTACCTCGATGGCAACACGGTGACCTCTGTCACGTTCTCCACGCAGGACACCGTGACGGTCACCTTCACCTACACCCAGTCCTAGCCCTTCCTTCTGAGCTAGTCGTGGCGGGGTAATCATGCCCCGCCACAGTCGTATCCAAGGAAGGCAGCAACACCGTGGCAGTCCGCACTAACCTCTGCACCAACCCGTCCTTTGAGGTGAACAACACCGGCTGGACCGCCTACTCCAGCGGGCAGATCAACCGAACCACAACGACGGCGTATGCGGGGTCTGCCTCTGCGTCCCTTCCAAACCTCACCACCACCAGTGCTCTGGTGTCCTATGGTTTCGATCCGGCAGCCAACAGCGGTACGTCCTCGGCATGGCCTGTCACTCCCGGCGATACCTGGACAATCAGCTATTACGCCAAGGCCATCTCCAGCACTGGCACCGTGGGTATTCGCGACATCTGGCTGAACTCCTCTAACACCTTCCTCAGCGACGATGGCAACGGGACACTCGTTTCTGTTTCCACAACGGGTTGGACCCGCATCACGCGGACATCTACTGTTCCTTCCAGCGCCGCCAAGATGTCGTTCGCAGTCGTTGGCGGGACTGGCATCTACATCGACGCTGTTCTGATCGAAAAGGCTTCAGGCGCTGGCACCTACTTCGATGGTTCTACGGTCAACTCTGGCCACACCTATGCTTGGACTGGGACGGCCAACTCCTCAACCTCTACAGACACTGGGCCGTCCTTTGCATCTGACCTGTCAGGCTCGGGGACGCTCACCTCCAGCCTGACAAAGATTCGCACCAACATTTTCAAGACGCCCTCGTTGGAGGCAACCCTTCCTGGTGGCTTGAATATTGGCCAGTCAACCTCCACCACTACAGGCGTTGTTGCTGGCTTCAAGAGCCTTCAGATCACGGCCAACGGCACCAACGATAGCTTTGCCTCCACTGAGGGTGGGCCTTCAATCTACCCTGGTTTTACCAGTGGCAAGACTTACACCCTGTCGGGGTACATCACCCTGACGGCACCTCTGGGGGGCACACTCCACGCGCGTTCCCGCAAGATCGTGTTGTTCCATAACAATGGAACAACCTACACCGAGTTCGCTACCACGCAGGCTCCAAACGCCGCAGGCACTTACCGGGTTTCCACAACATTCACAATACCTTCGGGCACGACAGAAATCTTCATCAGGTTCTACAACGGTGCCCCCAGCGGTGGCGGCAACGTCTGGTGGGATGCTGTCCTCATAGAAGAAGGCTCGACACTCGGCGGCTATTTCGACGGCAACAGCTCTGCAGCCGGAAAGACTTACGCCTGGAATGGGACCGCTGACAACTCCACTTCAACTGAGACCGCCGCACTAGGTACAGGCAACAGCTTCACATCAGCCCTGTCCGGCTCAGGCACTCTTGGCTCATCACTGGCTTACACCAAGCGGGCGTCCGTTGCGCTCTCCGGCTCAGGTGCGCTAACGGCTGCCCTGCACCGGAGCATTACCAGCCAGCTTTCGGGCAGCGGCTCGCTTACCTCGATTCTGTCCGGCTGGCACTTCAACTCCAGCCTCTCGGGCTCGGGTACCCTGACCTCCAGCCTGCACCGCTACATCATCTCCGGGCTCTCAGGGTCCGGCTCGCTGTCCTCCCAGCTTCTGGCGTTCCAGCACATCGCCTCCAGCCTCTCAGGTTCTGGCAGCCTGGCCTCAGTGTTGTCCGGCTTTGCGTCCATCAACTCTGTGCTTTTCAGCGAGGGCAACCTGTCCTCGGTACTGGTCATCGGCAACCAGATCACCTCCCGCTTCTACGGCTACGGTGCACTGGTCTCCACACTGCACTACAGCCCGCGCTTCACCTCGGTGCTCGGCGGTGGCGAGGGTGTGCTGTACTCGGAGCTGGCCTACGTCCTCCAGCCGCAGCCGCTGGCGGAACTGCCCCTCGGGAAGCTGATCCGCTACACCGTGAACAACTACGCGGTGCCGCTGAACCCCGCTGAGGGCTCCGGTTCCACGCCCTCGGTGAACGCCACCTACGTCAAGGGCAAGAACCCTGAGTTTGCGTTGGGCGAGGACTTCACCGTGGACAACGCCGCTGTGGGCCGGTACACGGGTGAGATTGTCCGGCTGTCCCTGAACAAGAAGTCAGATGTTGCCACCATCTCCACTGACACTGCGCTGACCAAGGCGAACGTGGAGATGCACCTGTACCCCTTCATTGACGCCGATCCGGGCCTGTGGACCGCTGCCCGCGCCATCGACTACTGGACCCAGCAGTGCGGGGTGCTGTTCGACAACGTGGACGGCGAGGTCTCGGTCTACGCCTCCGGCTACGGCCACGCCAATGGCTTTGCGCTCGGCATCTCGGACTCCCACTTCTACGACAAGGTGACAGCCGGCTCCGTCTCCACCACGGTCCTGAACGGGCGCACGGTGACCAGCTTCGGCTACGCTGCCACCACGGTGATGGCCCAGCACGAGGCTCCCCAGACCCGTGTGCCGGTGAACGTGTCCGCCAACCGCAGGATGGTCTTCAGCCTCGGCGTGGCAGTCCGTGGCACGGGCCGCACGGCATCGGTGACCTACAACTTCATCGACGGCTCCGAGCACACGCACTCGGTGGTGCTGACTGCAACGTCCGATGGGACGATCACGGCCACGGTCAACGGCTCCGTCACGCACACGCTGGCTGCTCCGGGCACCGGTACCTACCGGGTGTCCTTCTCCATCCAGCGGGTCTCGGCCACGGCGATGGTGGGCAAGCTGACCATCCACTCCGATGACCTGGACGGGACCGGCACACTGCTGCTCAACAGCCCGTCCAAGGCGTTCCCCTCGATCCTCCCCGGAACCCTGTGGCTGACCTCGGTGGACCACGCCTCCACGGGTGGTTCCGGGGCTGAGATGCTGCGCTGGGGCACCTACCTCTCGGTGGCCAAGTACCACCCCATGACGCTGCCCGCCGTGCAGAAGAACCTCCAGCAGTCCAAGAAGCCGCTGGCCTTTGTCTCGGGCTTCTCCGGCAACGTCTGGAAGCTGCTCAACGAGTTCTGCAGCATCAACCGGCTGGACGTGTCCTTCCTCGGTGACCGCATCGTGCTCGGGCCTCGCGCCAACGGCTTCTCCGGCTCGGTCAAGTTCTCCGACTTCACCGTTGACTCCGAGCGCCGGGAGAAGTACAAGCAGGTGGCTGTGGTCAACAAGAGGTCCAAGGCCGTCACCACAGGTGACGCAGTGTTCTGGCGCGCCGACAGCGTGTTCCAGGTGGCTGCCCGCGAGGTCTTCGAGACCACGGTGCAGACCGGCCACTCGATCCTGAACCTCTCCCAGCCGGTGGCTGCGAGCGGCATCGAGCCGTTCCCCTACAAGCAGGGCACCGGCCAGTACGTGGTGACCGGCGCGGATGGCTACATTGTCTCCCCCGCCTGGTGGAACGACAACGGCGGCAAGGTCGAAGTGAAGATGACCGAGAAGGAAGGCGAAATCGCCATCAAGATCACGGCCCCGACGCTGGACACCGTGCGCGCTCCGTACCGCATCTCCGAGGGTGCCGGGGACCGTCCGGCGCTCTACATCTCGGGCTCTGGCATCGTGAATGATCCCACCGAACTGCACATCTCTACGGGTGCCAAGAACGCGCGCGAGGGCTTTGACAACGTGTTCGAGTCGCCCTTCATTGCCACGACGGCGGACGCCTACAACACGGCGGTGCGCATGGCCCTGCTCTACAGCGCGGCGATGGCCGACGCCACCTTCAACGTCTCCAACGGCTTTGGTGTGCCCTCAGACCTCGGCACCTTCCCTGCCGGCGCGGTGTTCACGGACAACGAGCGCAACTACAAGATCACCAACGCGGCCCAGACCCACTCCCAGACCTCGGGCAACGCGATCCCGTTCACCTCGATTGCCGCGTACAACGCCAGCTTCGCCGCTGGTGCCACCATCCGTGATGAGAAGGCCCGCCACGCTGGCCGGACCATCAAACAAGCCAACATCAAACCGCTAAGGAGCAACGATGAATAAGCACAAGGACTTGCCACCCGCTTCACAGGCGTGGGCCAACGAAATGGACGCCCTCGCGGAGGAGAACAAGCAGTTGAAGGAGGTGGTGCGTCGGCTCTGTGAGAATGCTGGGCTGGACTACTCCAACCCCAAACGGGGCATCAACGGCAGCACGGACATCCCCTCCAACGCCAACCCGGTGGGCCAGAAGCTGTCCTCCCTCGCGGACGTGCAGACCTACGACGTGGCGGACAAGCAGGTGCTCAACTGGAGCCAGAAGGACCAACGGTGGCTGCCGGTCACGCTGCCCACGTCGTCAGGCGGGGTCATCCCTATCCCAATGGCCTACTACGGCGATACGTCTCTGGGCGTCGGCCAGATTGATACGAGTGGAGAGTTTATCCATCAGGCGTACCACTCCACAAGGGTTTCCGGTGGCGGGTTCACCACGTATGGGTTTGCTGAGTCCTGGGGTGGTGAGGAATCTGTGCTCGGCGCTGGCGATCAGAGGGCCAGCAACGCTCTGGTCAACCCCATGTATAACGGCGGTGATCCGACTATCTCCCTCTACGTCTACAGCGAATCAGCAGATGCGCAGTGCCAGCTTTTTATACAGAGCAACAACGTCCGGGTGGACTTTGGTACGTTCCAGTTCGCACGGGTCAGCGCCACTCGTCCCCGCCCACCGCAAACCGTAGGGGAAAATCCGGGTGGGGCAATGTACGACACCACGATAGGCAAACCCATCTGGTGGAACGGCACCGAATGGACAGACGCACTCGGCACGGCAGTCTAGGAAGGACTGAATCATGGGAAACACCAACGCAGACGGCATCTGGACACCAGATGAAGACGACACCATGGAGCCGGAGGTCTGGAGTGCCATGATGGGCGACTCCATCTCGGGAGGTCTGGGCAAGCGCATGAAGCTGCAGGAGACTCAGGTCAGCCTGCGCGCCTCCGCGCCTGACCCCTTCACTGTCACAGCCACGGGCGGTGGGGATGCCTACCTGCAGGTTCCACTCACGGTGGGTGGCCCGACTGGCAGCCGCGCGCCGGACCCGGACTACGCGACAGGCAACCACGCCAATGGTATCGAGATTGCCGGCAACTTCGCCAAGATCGTCACCCCTGGTCTTTACACCATCACCGGGCAGGCGTCCTTCACCTCAATCGGTGGGGACCACAGCTGGGACTTCTTCGGCAAGGTCAACGGTGATGTCTTCGGCCTCCCGGACTACGGCGTGACCTCCACGCTCTCATTCGTGGGAGGCAGGATTTCTGACACCCGTGTGCTCGCCAAGGATGACATGATTTCGCTCACCGTAGGTGTGGGCACCGATCACGTTGGCTCCATCCGCATTCAGGACTGCCTGCTGACCATTGCCATGCACTACGCACTGCCCACTGAGGCCATTCCAGGGCTCTAAATCTATTCTCCCTGTAGAATTGGTGTTTAGATACATCTTTTCTACAGGGAGAATTATGAAATACGGAATGGTGGCAGAGTAAATGCCTCAGTGGATCAGCGACCTTATTGCCATCAATCCGTGGCTCGGACTCAACGTGCTAATCATCATCGGGGTTGGTATTGCGTGGAAGTATCTGAAGCCTCCCACTAAGGGCATGAACCACTTCCTTCAAGATTGGAACGGGGAGCCTGACCGCAAGGGTGTGCCTGCACGGCCCGGAGTCATGCAGCGGCTACAGACCATTGATGAGTCCGGGACAAGGACCGATCTGTGGATGGAAAAGTACGGCCCCATCATCGACAAGCTGGACCACGAGATGCACCCCAATGGCGGGGGCTCACTCGCAGACGCCGTGAACCGCACCGAAAAGGCATTGGGCGATCACATCGCCGCCTGCCCACCAGTCCAGACCAGCGCCACCATCACAGTCAACACGGGAACAACCCAAGGAGAGCCCAGCACATGAGCTTTCAACAGTTGGTCACACCCAACCCCAATATCTCCTGCCAGCCTGGCATGTGCCTGCAGTATGTCCGGCAGGCGTTCGGAGCGCCGCTCGTTGAGCCCACAGCTACCGAGGGCTGGAACCGGGCCAAGTACAAGCACACGGACTTCAACTTCCCAGACGGAGTGGCCGTCCCTCTCTGGTTCGCCATCCCCGGTGTGTCGGCAGGTCACGTGGTCATCCGAATGCCAGATGGCAGCGTTTACTCCACCTCGGACAACTCGAACGTGCCGCACCACCATCCGTCCCTTGCAGACCTGATCTGGTACTACGGCCCCCGCGTTCAGCCCGAATACCAGCTGAAACTGCAGTACCTCGGCTGGTCCGAGGACATCTCCACCGTCCGCGTGGTCCAGGAAGCCAGCATTCAGGTGGACAGCATCATCACTGCCCCCACCCTCAACCCAGACCAGCAGTTCCTCGTGGACCTGTTCGGAAACATCTAAGGAGATAGCCATGGCTGAAAAAACAAACCAGCAAAAGCTCGATGACATCTGGTGGATTCTCTGCGCCGATGACGGACGCCCCGCCCTGATGGACATGATTGCTCAGGCCGTCACCCACAAGGACATCCCATGGTTCGGCTTCGACGGCAAGCAGCCCACGGACGGGCGCACCACGGTCACGCTGGCCGACATCGCCGCGTGGTCCGATACCGCGTGGGCCGGCATGAACCAGAAGCTGGCTACGATGCAGGAACTGGTACGGCAGCTCTCGGTGGCACAGGGCGTAACCATCGACTACGCAGCCATCGCAAAAGCAGTGAACGACGACGCAGCAGCACGGATGAAAGGCTAGACCATGAACTTCTCAGCAAAAACCCGCACCTGGATTTACTCGATCCTGCTCTCCGTCCAGCCTCTGGCTGTGGCCTACGGCATCGTGAACAACACCACGGCAGGGCTCTGGGTGAACCTCGGGGCAGCCGTTCTGGGCACCGGACTGGCCCTGACCAACATCACCCCTGACCAGGCTGACGGCAAGCATTCGGCTGGCTAAGGCTTACTAACTTACTACTTTGGTAGAATGGGCTACATGACTACACAGTCTTGTAGCCCATTCTTTGTTTGAGGAGCACACATGAGCCTTGCAGACGCTATCTCCGAACTTTCGGCCAACTCTATTGCGCCTCGAAACCGGGTAGACATTCTCCTCGAACAGTGGGAGGGAACCCCAGATGGTGAGGCGCTGCTGGCAGCCCTCCACAACCCCGGCGTCACCTCGGCAGTGCTGACCAAAGCGATCCGCGCTGAGACCCACACCCACAGCATCCTGAAGGATGGCTCAGTGGATGCGTGGCGCAGGAAGAACGCTGCACTCGAAGTCAACGGCCTGTGAGTCTCAGCGAATCCTTGGAGGCTGCCCAAGCAGCCGGTAAGCCTTCAGGGACAGGCGAGTCAGAGACGCACAACGCTGATGGTTCATCGGCCTACGTCCGGTTCAGCAAAGAGGCATGGGGCTACGACCAGTACCGCGAGTTCATCGCCTCCACGGGACAGAACCCGGACGACGTAACCTTCACCTGGGGCTGGACTTCCAACCCGGCTGGCGGCTTCTGGAACAAGCTGAACAACGTCCGGCCCAAGAACGCAGCCGCCGAGCCTGGTGTGCCGGAGTGGCCGGTCATCCAGCGCGCGGCTCCCGTCAAAGTGACCATCAAAAACAAACCAGTCAAGCCAGTGCGGGGCATGAAGCTCGCGCTCAAAGGCGCAGACACCCAGATCGGCTACCGCCGCCTCGCAGACGGCACCCTCGATCCTTTCCACGACGCAGCTGCCATGGCCGTCTTCATCGAGGCAGCCACCCGGCTACAGCCGGACAAGATTCAGATTCTCGGGGACTTCCTGGACCTCGCCTCGCAAGGACGGTTCGCTCAGGAAGCGGCGTTTGCCAACACCACGCAGGAATCCCTGAACACCGGACACGCCTTCCTCGCAGCCCTCCGCGCTGTGTGCCCCGATGCCGAGATGATCGTCATTGAGGGCAACCACGACAAGAGGATGCAGAACTTCATCGAGGCCAACGCTCTGGCCGCGTTCGGCTTGAAGCGCGCAGGACTGCCCGACTCGTGGCCGGTCATGTCGATCCCCTACCTGCTCCGGCTCGATGAACTGGGCATCACCTACGTGGACGCCTACCCTGCCGCGACGGACTGGGACAACGACACCACCCGGAACATCCACGGCACCAAGGCCAACTCCAAGGGCTCCACGACGGCCCAGTACGTCCACCAGATACCTCACCTGAACACATGGGCTGGGCACACGCATCGGGCCGAAATCACCTATCACAGCGTCCTGGGGCCTCGCGGTGAGGCCATTGAGTCCTACTCTGCCAACCCCGGCTGCCTCTGCCGCGTGGACGGCGCAGTGCCCTCTGTGAACGGTGCCATCGGCGCTGACGGCACCGCCGCCAAAGTGGTGGAGAACTGGCAGCAGGGTTTCGGGCTGGCCTACTACAACGAAACGGATTCCTGGCCGGCGGTCTACCGCATTCGCAATGGGCGGGCAATCATGGACGGCTCGGTCCTCGGTAACTGACGGCATAGAAAAAGGCCCTCACCGATTTCTCGGTGGGGGCCTTTCCCAGATACACCCTGCTTTTCTATTTCAAGGTTGCTCGGAGAGCGTATCACGCTCTGAACGGTCCTCGTGCTTCTCGTGGTCTTCGATGACGTAGCCCACGCCCTGCTTCCAGACGATCTTCTCTTTCACGCTGCTTCCACCTCCTGTTCTGGCTTGTCCATCTCCTGAACCCACTCTGGTACGGAATGTACTGGCACGCCGAGCGCGAAAGCCAGAGCAAGCTCGGCTGCCACACCCTTGGACTTCTCGCTGCCCCAGAGCAGTGCGATGCCGTCCGCGTTGTCGCAAATCCAAGTCAAGTCCTGCTTCAGCACCTCCCGGAGGGAGAAGCCGTGGTCCGACAGGTTCTCGGTGCCATCGAACTCGCCCAGCTCGATGCCGTTGGCCATGTCGTTCTCGGCGGGGTTGAATACCTCGTAGCCGACCAGCCGGAGGCGGAAGGCGGCATCTGCAAAGGCCGGAGCGTTGAAATACTTGATGCCGGTCATGGGGCCTGCGAGGTAGAGCTTGGTCATGCTGCTGTCCTTTCGGCTTGGAGAGCGCGGCAGCGGTCAAGCCACTCATCCACGGTCTCCAGGAAGTGGTACTCGGTCTTGGGCTTGGGGCAGGGGATTTCGACTTCCTCAGCCCCTGTGGTGTTCTCGTAGTCTTTCAGGGTGAGCAGGGCGCGCTTGGCGAGGTGGTACTTGGCCCAGTCCTCGGTGGTTGAGGCCACGATGGTCTTGGTGGCCTTGCGCTCGTAGCGGGAATCGGAGTAGGACAACTGCTCAAAGATCACCGCATCAGAGATGAACATGATGGCACCCTGCTTTTTGAGGATCGGGACAACCACCTTCTCCTCGGGGACGTTGAACTCCTCGCGCTTGCGGTTCAGGAACTCGGTGAAGTCCTGCCTGATTGACCTACTCATGATTCCCCCTTATCAGCTTCTCCACGGCCCTTGTGGTAGCTCGTATGGTCTTGAATGCTGCCGCTTGCCACAGCCGCCTTGCACAGCGGACACTCGAAAAGGATTACGTCGTGTTTCAAGAGCGCATACATCCACGGCAGCCTTCTCATGGTTCTACTTCCTCTCTTGGATGGAGCAATTTGATCGTATTGATGTCACGCTGTCGAACGAGAAACGAAAGGGCATGTTGGAGGGCGGCGATCTGGTGGCCCTCACGAACCTGCCCTCTCGGCGGGTAGAGGTCGGCCCGCTTCAGGACAGGGACACTGATGAGCTTGTCCTTGCCCCGCTGCATCCTGCGCTGGAATACGATGGGGACTCCAAGTCCCTTCAGGTAGCCGATTATCTCCATGGGAGTGAGGTCGATCCCGTGCGTGCCTTCCTCCATCTCGAAGGACTCACAGACCAGCACGTCGTAGTCGAAGGGAAAGAAGCTGAACTCGATCCACTCCTGAAAGCCTGTAAGCCCGTTGGGGACAATGTGTAGGAACTCAGCTTTACAGGTCTCCGAGTCGAACAGGGCGATGCCGGTCTTGGCTCCGGGGTCGATGGCGAGAACTCTCACGATGCCCCAGCCTCTTTCAAGGCGCATACGATGTCAGTCTGGTTTACACCGGAGAGGTTCCATCCGACTGACACCACGGTCCACGACTTGGTGCCCATTATGACAACATCACCTACTCGGGGAACTGCGGGCATATCGAAATGGCGGAACGATCCTCCATCTGCAATCCTGAACTCGACCTTCATGATGCCCTCCTCAGAGCCAGTGTGGTGCGCCGGGCCGTTGCGCCGAGCTTGGCAGCCTCCTGGTTGTCCAGGCCCCGGTAGTCCGGGAAGTGGCGGCGCATGGTCGTCCATGTCACCTTGTGGGTGCGCTTGATCTGGATGAGCGGCCAGCCATCGGCCACGCACTGCTTGATGGTCGCCAGCCGCTCGGGAGTGATGGTGGCTGCCACTAGAGTCCCCTCCAGTACCGGGTGTTGATCGCGGGTGCTGGCTCCTTGCCCCGCAGTCTGTTGTTGAGCCGATCTATGAGTTCATCCCGAGGAGGGTACCAGTCGACCAAGACTTTGGAGCGGAAGATCAGGTTGGCCGAGTAGTTAGTGGCGGGGTACGTGGTCACGGCATCTCCAGCCTCAAATGAGATGCCGTTGTCAATGACACCCTCCAGCGGGATGGCGTTGGCAAGTTCCTCGGCTGTGGGAGCTTCGGGGTTTTTGAGTTTCGCCATGAGCAGTTTCTTGCCGTAGCCTCGACCACTGACGATTGCAATAGGTTTCATGTCCTACTCCTCCACCAGATCGAGGTGGCCCTTGACCTTTTCGAGCAGGTTTTCGAGGTGGGTGTTGCGGACCACGATGTTGGCCAGCTCGGTGTCCTTGGAGGTGTCCGGGTCTTTGACGCCACGGTCACGAGTGCCGGGGACTACTTCCACCTTGATGATCTTGATGACGGCGGTGAATCGAGTGCTCATTTATTTGCTCCTGTAAGTTGTGCGGTGTAAACACCACTCTAGTAACCCTCGCGCACGAGTGTCAATAGCTAGACAGCTGCGAGATTTTCCCCGCTGCCCCAGTCTGCGTCGAACTGCCTGAAGTTCTCGGGCGGTATGCTCCGCTTACGACGTACATAATCCCTCCCGCATTTTCGGCACTGGCGGCTTTTACCATTGATCCGAGTGTTCTCGGGAGTGTAGGCATGATTTTGAGGGCAGTGAGTCCTCTGCGCCTCCAGCTGTCCTGTACGCCCACGCCGAATGTTCTCCTTGGGACTTACAGGCTCTAGGTGCTCTGGATTCACACAGGGGCGATGAGGGCATTCCGGGCCACCTGGACAATCAGACTCCGTGTGGCAGAGGTGGTCCAACACCATGCCCTTTGGCACTGGTCCAACCAGCTGCTCGTAGATGAACTTGTGGGCCACTTTGGTGGTTCCGTCAATGCCCAGCCGCCCATATCCCGAGTCCTGCTTCTGGCCGGTCCATATCCAGCAGCCGAACTCATTCACCACAACGCGCTGGTCCAACCTGTCCTGAACCGTCAGCTTCCTAGACTTCCGCAAGATTGTTGCCCGATCCCCAGTCTGCATCAAACGGAAGAAGGTTGCCGTAGACGGCCTCCCCTGCCTTCTTCAGCTCCCGTACCAGCATGGGGCCAACCAGTTCGGCCTCGTGCTTGGGAGCCGAGGCGTAGATAGCATCGTGGATCGTGCCCATGAGGTGTGCCCCGTAGGCCGGCAGGTTCTTGTTGACCTCCAGCGCAGCTGTCAGGCAGATGTCGTTGGCCGTGGACTGCGAGGTGAAGGACAGCGCCGAGTTGATGACGTTCTGCCGGTTCTTCTTGGTGATGAGTTCCGACTGGAAGTGCCTGCCGAACTTGGTCACGATGGACTCACCGTTGACAGCGCGCTCGGAGATTTCCTCGCGCCACAGGGCGAACATGGAACCGGGCCGGACAAAGGCGTCCACCAGCTGGATGGCCTCGAAGATCGGAATCTTCAGGGCCTTGGAGATGGCAGGGACACCACGCCCGAAGGACACCCCGTACACCACGCCCTTCATGGACGCGCGCTTGTTGTTGTAGAAGTTGGTCTGCTCCTCCGTGACCGTGTGCTCGTTGACGCAGGCGTGGAGGTCGATCCAGTCCGTGCGTGGGTAAGCGTTGGTCAGCAGGTTGTCGAAGAAGTCCGGGGCTCCGGGCTGGAACGCCTCGATCAGCCACTCATCCATCGACTCACAGGCCATGACGCGCAACTCTGCCTGTGAGAGGTCAGCGCCCACCACCAGGTGCTGGTCCGTGTAGGGCAGCACCATCTTCTTCAGTCGCTTGTCGCGGGGCAGGGTGAGCATGGAGGCACCCTGACCGCCCAGACGGCCCGTGGTGGACGCCGTGAGCTTGTAGCCGGGGCGCACGATGCCGTTGGCGTCAGCCTGGTTGCGGTAGCCGTCCACGTAGGTGCCCAGCTGCTTGGTGTAGTTCCGGCACACGAGAATCTGCTGGGCGAACTTGGTCTCCTGGGATTCCTCGGGCTCGGCCTCCACAAAGTCAACCAGTACCTGCTCGGCGGTGCCCTTCAGCTGGACGCCATGATCCGAGAACCACTTCTTGACCTGCAGCGGTGAGCGCGGGTTGATGTCCTGCTCGGCAATCTCGTTCAGCAGCTTCTCGGCCTCGGCCTTCTCCAGTGTGAGGATGCCGGAGAGTTCTTCGAGGTAGGGGATGTCCAGTCGGATGCCGCGCTTCTCCACGCCCATGAACATATCCGAGAGCTGCATGAGCAGATCGAGAACCTTCTGGGAGTCCGGGTCATCGGCAAGGTACTCCTCCATGAGGACATCCCAGTGCCAGGTGGCGTACACGTCGAAGGCGTTGTAGCGGTACAGCAGATCACGCGGGATGCGCTCGTAACCAGAACCAGAGGAGTAGTCACGGGCATCGTGCCAGCTGCCGTCCTCGAACTTCTCATAGGTGTCGTAGGACGCCTTCCGGGTGTACTGCTTGGCGTGCTCGTCCCAGTCCTCGAAGCCGAAATACTTCTTGGTGGTGTTCTTCAGGTCATGCTGGCCTGCTGCGGGGAACAGCGCGTAGTGTGCCAGCTGGGTGTCCCGGACGAACCGGACCTTGGAGTCGGGGAAATACTTCAGGTCGAACTTGCCGTTGACAGCAATCATGCCGTTGCGTTCCATGAACGCGCAGAAGACCTGGTAGAACACCGTGTCTACGCACATCTCCTCGGTGAAGACATAGGCCATGCCTCCAGCGGTGATGGCGATGGAGATGATGCGCTTGGGGTCCGCCTCGTCCACCGAGATGTCGCCCGAGGTCTCGATGTCCACCACGATCTTGGGGTAGTCCGTGATCGAGTTCAGGAAGTCGATGGCGTCCGAGACATCATCAATGACTGTGTACTCGAACTCGGGCAGCTCGGGCGGGGTGGCCAGCAAGCGGAAGGCCGTGCCCAGACGTGTGAGGATATCGGGCTTGGTCAGGCACTGGGCTACGGACGGTGCCGGCACCACGCGCTCATCGCCTTGACGTGCGTAGGAGCCCATGGCGAAGACGGTGGCGTTGGGTGGAAGCTCCTCCCCCACGATCTTGCTGAACTCCAGCTCGATGTTGGGGATGGTGTCATTCTTGACGCGGGCCATGATTTCCAGGCACTGGGGCGTCACGACATCGGCGCTGCTCAGGTAGACCCTCATCAAATACTCACTTTCTCAGCGGCCTCATAGGCTTCTGGCAAAGTGCGGAAACGATCCACTACAAGGTCCGGGTGCTTGCTGCGGTCTCCGAGTATCCATGGGAATATCCACTTGATGCCCAGAGGGTTCGGCTTGGTGTTCTGGTTGTAGATGAATGGGCGGGCGCTCATGGGTACTTCACTTCCTCTCCGGGGTGTGATTCCTTGACGTGCTCCTCGGCCCACTTGATGCAGGAGGGCTTGGAGCTGTTGAGGCCGGTCTGGTGCTCCTCGCAGAGAGCCTGCCAGCGGCGGGGCTGCTCAGGATCAGGGCGGTGGACCTTGGTGCTCATAACGCACCTACCGTAGTGAAGCGGTCATCCATCCGTGGCTGCTCGCTCATGAACGTGAGCAGCGTAAGGGCGTGAAAGGCGACGGCTGCCATGTGCGGTGATCCGGTTTCGGCGTCGATGTCCTCTCCAGCCCAGAAGGCGTTGGCGTGGCGCTGAAGGGCCGCGTAGGACTTGGACCACTCGTAACCCTTGCGCCAGTTGTGGGCGCTGTACTTGGCGGCTCCGACACCGTAGTGGCGGGCCACCAGCGCCAGCGCCCCGGCGGGAAGCAGGTCATACCGCTCAGGCTTGGTGCCCTTCTCGGCCCCGGTCGAACTGACCGAGCGGACTTCTTCGCTCTCTGTCGTAGTCATTTGACTGCTCCAGTCTTGATGCCGTGGTTGATGGTGAGCCCGCCGATGAAGGTGAGCAGTGAGCCGATAGTCAGGGCGCAGAGCGCGCCGTAGACAAAGAACTCGCCCGTGTCGAACACCAGTGCCGCACAGTAGGCCAGCAGGATGGTCTCGATGGCATAGCTCCAGAGCTGGGTCCGCGAGACCTTCTGAGGGACACGGCGACGGAAGCCTGCCCGGATGATTCGATTGGCCAAGCGGAGGCGGTCACTCGGGGTGTTCCAGATGGCCTCGTACTGCAGGATGCCGATAAGGGCTTCCTGGTCCTCGCCCGTCATGGGTGTGGTCTCCGGTACATAGGGAATCATGTGTGGTTTGCTCCTAATTGATGGTTTTGAGTTTGAGGTACAGGCTGGTTTCGGATGCCCCGGTCAGGCGGGCGATGACGCCCACTGAGGTTCCGGTGCCGACCGCCCCCAGAATGAAGGACGGTGGTATGTGGTTATTTATTATCACGAGCTTACGGAGATAAATTAGTGAGTTCAAGACATCAGGCTGGAATTTTCCGCCGACTGCGTTCTTTTTCATGTGGCGGGACACCGTGGGGACCGGCAAGCGGGTGATCTTGGCCAGCTGGTTCAGGGAGAACATCTCGTACTTATGCAGCTCGTGTGCCATGACCAGGCGTTCCTTGCGGTCAGCCATGGCGCAGAGAACCCAGATTTCCTTGGCGCGCATCAAGCACTTCAGCTTGTGGTCCCGAGGGTCCGCGAGGTCTGAACTGAAAATCAGTTCCGATTGGATGGTCATGCTGCAAGCTCCTCGTCAATGTCCAAACGGCTGATCCAGCGGACGCCCTTTTCCAGCGGCGTGACGTGGATGATCCCGGCTTCCTGCAGCGACTGGATGATCTTCAGGAACTCATCGGCGCGCAGTTCCGAGCGGAAGTGCCGGTAGACCACATCCCACTTGGCGGTGCCTCCCTTCTCCAGCAGGAACTCCTCCACCTGCCCCTGCCGGCGCATCCAGGTGGACTCGCTGATCCGGTTGGCCATGTTGACCATGTGCTGGAACCAGCTGGAGGCGAAGTTGATGGCCGAGAGCATGTGGATCAGTTGCACTTTGTCGCAGCAGTCCAGCATGGCCAGCAGGGTGGCTGCCTTCAGGATGGAGAGCGTCATGCGCTGTGAGGCAGCCTCGATGATCGCGTGACGGTGGTGGCCCTCGGCGGCGTCCAGCACATCGGTGACGAACTGCATGAGCCGCAACCAGGCGTCCTCGGCACACGGGACAGCAGTGGTGGGTCCGCTGGGATCGTTGAAGCTGGCCCAGTGGCTCCGTGCCACCTCGATCCGCTTGACCATGGCGGTGAACACGGCGTCACCATTGTCGATGGCGTAGATGTCGCCCTGCTCGAACCAGTCCGACTTGGCGGTGCGCGGCGGGGCAACGGCTTCGACGTAGATGAAGCGGGTCAGGAAGCCTGAGCGGAAGTCCTCCTGCGTCAGGTACTCGGCCATCTGGGAGGCAATGCCCATCATGAACAGGGTCAGCGAGACATCGACCGAGCCACGCCGGTTGTTGTCGCCCGTGGCGCGCAGCTTGCCCGAGACATGGCCGTCGAACAGCTCTGTCATCTTGCCTTTCGCACCGGCCATGTACGCCTTTTTGTCCACTTCCTGAATCCAGCCCTGCGCCTCATCACGGTGCAGCAAGGCCGAGCGGTTGGGGCGCTTCAGCAGTTCGTTGTCCAGGGCTTCAGGGGTGAAGTCGGAGCCGAGGTCGTAGTTGTACTCAATCTCGGTATCCACGTCCTCATCGGGGATCACGGAGAGTGTCTTGATGAACTTCAGCATCAGGGACCTGGTGGTGGACTTGCGCGAGCGGGTGGTCTCGCCCAGCACCATGAACCACATGTTGAGCGGCATTGGCCCCCACTTGGGGTAGGCGTGGCCGAAGTCGGAGAACACGGTGGAGAGGATCGTGAAGGCAGAGGCAACGTGGTACTCGGTGGCCGCGTCCGTCTTGGACATGCCCCACGCCATGTAGTCGTCAATGAAGGTGGTGGGCAGCGAGTCCTTCTCGGCCTGCGTCAGGAAGTCTACGGACTTGTCCTTGATGCTGGGCTCCACGGTAACCGTGACCTCGTAGCCGGGGTCCGCGTCGGCGTCCCCGGTCTCGGACTTGGCACGGGCGCGCAGGACATCGGCCCAGAGCAGTTCGTCCGAGTTGTGCTTGTCGTTGAACTTGTTCAGGACGTGGTTCTGGCACACCACAAAGGCCACTTCATCGGTGGCTCCGCAGCGGAACAGTTCCTGCTCCAAGAGAAACAGTGCGTCGGAGCGGTCCACATTGTCTGCGGTGCGCTTGTTCAGTAGTTCCATCAGTTTGGGGGACGCCTTCAGGGACTTCAGCGCCTCGGCGTAGGAGGGCAGTGTGCCCATCTCCTTGAACTGGTCCACCTTCTGCGCCACGGGAGGGTAGGCGGCGGCGAACTCGGCCATGGTGTAGACCGGGCCGGAGCCATCGAAGGTGACCAGGAAGGGCTCGGCGTACTTGGTGTTTGAGGTGCCCGGCACACGGAGCAGCTTGTTCACGGCCCAGCCGTTGTCCAGCCCTGTGGTGGATTTGTCGTGCCTGTCCGAGACGCTGTGGGCCAGAGGCTCGATGAGCGCGGGGTCATGGCAGTCGGTGATCCGCCAGTAGATGTGGGTCTTGCCGTCCGAGGTCTCCGCGATGCCAGAGGGCGGCAGCAGGGCATCCTCCACGTTGAAGGTGTCCGCGTCCGCGTGGACCACCTGGATGGCTCGGGCGAGACTCTTACGCGCGCCGGCTGTGCCCTTGAACAGGCACGGTGAGGTGTAAACATCCTCGGCGGTGAGTTTACCGGTCAGCTTCAGCAGCTGGTCCTTCTGCTCAGGCCAGGAGAAGAACCGCTGGATGGATGGAGCGCCTGTGGCGTCGGTGCGGGCGATGACCGCCCTGCCCTGAAGCCCTTCCCACAGGAAGCTGACGTACTCTTCCTGCACTGTCATGCTGACCGCCCCGTATTGTAACGCATTCCCGTTGCTCCCTCCAAAGCTAAAGCCACCGACTAAAAGCCAATGGCTGTTTGGTTCATAAGTGCCTCAGCGCTGTTACGCTGTGGCCAGTTCTGGGTTGACTCGCCGCCGTGCATTCGTGCATCTGCGACATCTCCAAGCGCCCCACATGATTTCCCTAGCACTGCCGCACCTACCACAGTGCGATGACGGATTTTGCTGTCGTATTTTGTTGGCTATTGCGAGTTTTTCCGGTGCGGAGCTACGCGCGATATTGACTGCCTGTGTTACTTCTTCCAGGTGATCTGGGTTGCAGCACTGTGGGACCAAGCAGCGGTGATCAATCTGCATGTCGCCCGCACACCTCATGACGAGTCGGTATGGGGCGTCCAACTTTTTGGTCGCAGGGTCACGGAACCTGCCATACCCCTGCTTGCTGCAAGCACCGCTCCACAGCCAGCATCCGGTATTAGGTTCCGGGTGAACCCGCGCCCAAAATGAGTCCGGGAGCGATGCATCCATAAATTCCACGTAGGTATGCATGACTCGAACATGCAGCGGGCCTAATCCCGAATACCCTGCCCCTGTGCGGGCTGTGTGCCTACACAGGCTGGGCGGTACTGCTAGAGCTTGAACTTGGCTCCGGCTGCCTTGGCCTTGGGAGCCGCAGACGGGGCCTTACCGACAACAGCGGCGGTGGCCGCTGCCGAGACGGCTACCGAGTCCAGCGAGCGGTAGCCCTTGATTTCCTCGCGCCATTCGGCGGGCTCGATGTTCTCCCACTTCTTGGTTTCGGGGTTCTGCTTCTGCTTCCGCTTGTGTGCCACGGTGACCTGCAGCTCCTCGCCCAGCCAGTCATCGGTGTCCGCGTCGGCCAGTTCCTCGGCGCTGACGCCGATGGCCTTGGCGATGGCGAGCAGGTCAAACGGCGGTGTGGGCTCGCCAGTCTTCTGGCTGACGCCCTCGAAAGCGTTGACATCCGCGAACAGGCGGCGGTTGCCCTGCTTGCTGCCGTCCGGTGCCGTTTCGCCGTCAGCGATGCGGAACTGGAACTTCAGGCGGGGCTTGCCCTTGTTGGGGCCTTCATTCTTCACGGTGTCTTCACCGATGGAGAAGATGGTGACGGTGTAGGGGCCAGCGGGAACCGGCTCGAACTGGCGTCCTGCGCCGTCGAGGGTTTCCTGATCTACGTTGAGTGCGATGCGTGCCATGGTGGTGATCCTTACTGGATGTGTTGGTTACTGTTTACTGTTTATTTTTGGTGGCTTACTTTACGAGTAAGCGATACGGAACAGCTTATCACTGCTCCGAGCGTGCGAGATAGGGGTAGATGTCCGCAAATGTGGGGTCCCCCATCTGGAACGGGAGTTCTCCTGATCGGTCTGAGGCGTCGATTTTGCCGTCACCCTTGGTCTGGAGAACGTGAACCGGCTGGCCGGCCTCATCCTTACCGAGGGCCAGGTACAGCACGAGGTCGATGGGCTTCAGGGCTTCCTCGATGGTCTTCTTGCCGAGGAAATACGGACTCATGAGCACCTTGCCGGAGTCCTCCTCCTTCAGCTTCTCGGCGTGGGTGGTGAAGATGACGTTGACGAACTTGGATCGGTGCAGCATCTTCATCACAGAGATGGAGTTGTCCGCGATGTAGGCCCACAGACCATAGCCAGCTTCGGTGGTGTGGGACTTCATGTGCTCCTGCAGCTCGGAGATGGTGTCCACGATGATGGTCTTGTACTTGGTCTGGTTGTTCGCCAATGCGTCGATGACTGCCGCGCCTGTGGGCCAGTCTTCGACGTACACCACGTCCAGGTTGGGGTCATCGTGGTAGTCCTTATCGAGCACACTGGAGCCGTCTTCGATAGCCATGTAGAGGACCGGGGACAACTCGGGGACCTTGGCCGCAGAGGCTGCCAGCGAGGTCTTGCCGACGCCCTTCTTGCCGTAGATGATGGCGCTGAACTTCTCGGACATCGGACGGGGCCGTTCGACCTTGATGCCAATGCTGCCGAGGTCGAACAGGTTCTCGGCCTCCTTGATCTTGGCGGACTTCTTGACCAGCTTGGGCTTCTCGGCTGCTTCAGCCTCGGCTGCGAGTGCGGCCAGTGCAGCCTGCGCCTCGGACTCGATCTGGTCCAGTGCGTCTTCAGTTGCGGTACTCATTTTTGGTTCTCCTAGTTGAGTGCTTGGTTGTAGTTGGTGAGGTTTCCACGGCCAACCGTGGAGCAGGTGTAGCAGTCCTCATCCGAGGGCAGTTCCTCCAACTGGCCTGCTTGGACGTACTGCCAGATGACTTCCGTCCGGGCCGTGGCCCGCTCCACCAGCTCGGGCTGGTAGGGCTCCACCCAGTGGATGACATCGCGGATGTCGTTGCTGTGGCGGGGAAGGAAGATGATCCGGCACCGCTCTACGTGGTAGCCCTGCTTGATGAGGCCGGCTGCGTAGAACTGCTGCTGGTAGCGGTACTGGTTGCTCGGCCCCCACTTGGCGGCTTCCTCCACGTCGCCCTGCGCGAGGAACTTGCGGCGCTTGGCCAGTGCAAGGGTGAGTTTGTCGTAGCTCCACTTGCCGGGGAACTTGTAGTCGCCTGTCTCCCCGAAGGCCGGGGTGAAGATGTCCAGGTGGCCGCTGATCGAGCCGTAGTCCGGGATGTCCAAGGCATGGACCTTGTGCTCCCGCAGGGTCTCCAGCGCCTCGCCAGTGACCGGGTGGTTCAGGACCAGGTTGTTTTCCAACCAGTAGTGTGCCATGGTCCCGATCCAGGCGGCGTAGCCGAAGCCACTATCCCGGCTGGGCATGTCCACGAGCTTGGCTGCCATGGTGTAGCCCACGCAGTACGCGCAGCCGCCAATTTCCGAAGGCCCGATCTTGACCTGCTTGTCGCGCTCGGAGCGGCGGGTGAAGCCCTCGGTGAAGGCTGCCGTGGCCTGCTCCTCGGTGAGGATTTCAAGTGTGGTGGTCATGCTGCGTTCCACCTCTGGTACTTGCGGACGCGCCTCTCGGTGCGTTCCTCTGCGGCGAGTCGCCGCTGGTGGATGTCGGTGCGTTCTGCCGGCGTGGTGCCCCCGAGGATTCCGTGTCCGTCCTCGGTGTCTAGAGCGAACTCCAGGCAGGCACCCGCGAGCGGGCAGTTCCGGCACACCTTCTTGGCTTGCTTGATCTGGAAGGCGTTGTGGTCGGAGTAGCTGTCCGGGAAGAACAGTTCGGGGTCTTCATTGGTGCAGGGCGGTGGTTCGTCCGCGATCTTCTGCAGGAACTCCTTGGACTTGTTCATGCCGCGATCACGGCTTCCAGCGGCTTCAGGGTTGCCACGAACTTGTCCACCTGTTCCTTGCTGCCGAGGTTGGTGTCGTAGGCCACGACCGCGCCGTCCCCGTGCGGGAATACCCACGCCTGCACCCGTGGAAACCGTCCCCCCATGTCGAGTACAAGCTGCAGTCGTTCGCCCTCCCTCAGCAGGGGGCTAACAGCGTTGTGTGCGTAGCGGGCCACCCAGAAGATGTCGTTGGGGTTCATGGCTTCACCAGGTCCAGGAGCAGTTCACCGTTGGGGACACGGAACATGGCCGAGAGGTGCAGTTGCTCGAAGTTGGAGCCCTCGAACTGCTTGACCAGTCGCGCGTAATCGTCTGCCACCCAAGTGTGCTGAGGCTTCATCTGCAGTTCCTCGAAGACGATGTTGACCTCAGTAAGGGCCGCTGCCTCGTTCTGGGCCTCGATGCCGATCTTGGCCAGTTCCAGGTCGAAGTCCTCGGCGTAGCACTCGTAGGCGTCGAACTCCTCCTTGGTGAGTGCGTCCAGTGCTGCCTTGCCCTCGATCTGCTGCAGCTTGTCTGCGCGGAAGATGACCCACGCCTTCTCTTTGGTGAGACTGCTCATGGTGTGCTCCTGATTTACTAACGTGTGGATAAAAAGTGGATAACGAGTAAGACGTGGGCCGGACTACTTGCCGGTGTCCACCCGGAGTTCGAGCGAGAAGCCCTGATCGGACTGGAGAAGTTCATACACAGTCGGCGCAACATTAGCCTTGACCAGCGCGCCGGAGATGGCGCTGTACTTGGCGATTTCCTCCGGGGTCAGCAGCTGCTCGGCCAGCTTGGGATCGAAGCGGCGGACCCGCTTGATGATGGTGCGGACGACGCCCACGGCCTTGGTGTCCTGATCGAGCTTGCCGGCTGCGGCGAGTGCATCCTTCAGGGCCTTCTTGGCGGACTCCTGCTTGGCGACGGCTGCCTTGGCCTCGATGTCGGCCTGCAGGGCTTCCTCGGCCAGAAACTCCAGCTGGAGGTCCGCAGCCGCAGCCTCGGGGGTGGTGCCCTGGGACGGGCCGGTGATGAGGGTGAGAGTTGCCATGTTGTGCTCCCTGGTCTGTGTGGTTGTTTATTTTTGATTTGCTATACGACTAACCTATAGACCCACGCGCACAAGTGTCAAGACCTTTTTCGTCGCATCTTCTCGTTGTGATGTTTCATGAAGGTGCCCAGTGCCGCCGCCTCGGGCTGGGTCCAACCCCTGCCGGGGTAATACTTGCTGACCGTGTTTGCATGAACGCCGAACATCTCGGCAACGTGCCGGTATCCCATGCCCTCATCCAGGTAGGGCTCCCACAGGGCCACGTACTCGGGGTTCATGATGTGCCTCCCGACGTACTTCTCAGGCAGCTGCTTGGTCTCGGTCATTGATCTGTTCCTTCAGGTGCTCGATGTAATCCAGCAGCCACGGGATTTCCACCACGGCCAGCTGGATGCCTACCTGTACTTGGCCGGCGGGGTAGCTGTAGTCCATTGCCACCTCACGGAGGCTCTTGATGCGTTCGATGCGCTGGCTGGTCTCCCAGTGCTCAGACGCCTTTGTCTGGGCAGACATCAACGGTTATCGCCTGAACCTTGGAGTTGTCCGCGCTTTTGTCGGTCAGCCAGTTTGTTGAGGTTCATCTGGCCCACAGCCTCTAGGTTCGAGCCCAGCTCGCGCGCCAGTCCTGCCAGCATCCACAGGCAGTCACCAGCCTCCTTCAGCATGAGCATCCGGCGTTCGCCGGAGATGTGCCCGTTCTCATCACGGATGGCCTTGGCGTAGTGGCCTGCCAGCTCTCCGGCCTCTGAGGTCAGACCGTTGACCAGATAGTCCAGCCCCTTGTCGATGGGAAAGATGGCCGTGCGCATTGCCTCGGTGCCATATTCGTTGAGTTTCATGCTGCTTCTCCTAATTCGATGGGGGTAAAACTTGCGTCCAGCTGGGCTTGGTCAGCTTCAAGCTTGCCCAGCTGCTTGGTCTCGATGGTGTTGGGGGCGAGGAACAGGTACCGCTGCACCGGACGTGTTTGTCCGGGCCGGGAGAGCCTGCCCTTGGCCTGAGTGTTGAGGAGTCGGTTGTCCTCCAGCGATACCCAGAACTCAATCCGGCACACGAGCTGCAGGCCGTCTGTTCCCTCGCCCACAGTGGCGATGGAGGAGACCATGATGTCGAACTCGGTACCGAAGTTCTCCAGCTTCCACTCGCGTTCTTCCTTGGGCATTCCGCCCACGAACTGGCGGGCTCGGAATCCCTTGGCCTGGAGGCGCATCGTCAGCATGGTGGCGAACTTGCGGCTGTGGGTGAAGATTAGGACAGGCTCAGGCTTCTCGGCAAAGAGGTCGTTCAGCACCTCGATGATGCTGTCCGCCTTGCCAGACTTGGCATCCTCCTCGAAGTAGACGATTTCCTTGTAGGCGTACCAGCCGTTGTCGCGCTCCTCCATCTCCCAGCGATCCCAGTTGAACTTCTCGCTCATAAGTTCCTTGTCCGGTATCTTCACCCACTCGTTCTTGATGGAGGGGATGGCCAGCGCAATCTCGCGGAGCCTGACGCGCTCAACGGCGGCAATCTCGGCCACCAGAGGATCGGCCCCGAGCCATACGATGGCCTCCTGCTCGAAGCGGTTGTAGATTTTCCGCTGGTACGGCGTCAGCTCACACTCAATCTCGTGGATGATCGGCTCATCCTGGTACGGGCTCGGGAAGTAGGACTTGGACGGCAGCGAGGCCCAGATGGAGCCGGGGACACGCTCACCTTCCACCTTCTTGCCCGAGTGCTTATCCAGTGCAGCCGTACAGTACGCCGTCACCCAGTTCCAGAAGGAGTCATTCTTGCCGGTGACTGCATCGTTGCGGTACCAGAGCCAGCGGACGGTAGCCCATGCGCCTTGAATGTGGTTGCCCCACGGGGTGGCGGACAGGGCCAGCTTGTACTCGGCCTTCACGGTGGTCATCACCGAGGCGTGTGTGCCGGCCTTGCGGTTCTGCTGCCGGTGGACCTCATCGGTGACGACGAACTGGAGCGGCATGTTGGCCCAGTCGAACATCCTGAAGCGTTCCCAGCCGATCAAGTAGACACCCGGCGTCCTGGAGGCCAGCGTCTCGAAGTTGAGCTTGCCCTGCTTGCTGGCGTCGATCACCAGTGGCGTTACAGTGCCCCTGGACTGGCGCAGGAAGGTGTCCCTCCAGCCCTTGAATGTGTTGATGGGGACTACTGCCAGTGTGAACTCGGCCTTGGCGCGCAGCACGGCCTCAACACCCACAAGGGTCTTGCCGGAGCCCACCTCACCACGGCACAGATGGCTCTTGTCCCGGAGGATGGCCGCAATGGCATCCTCCTGCTCGGGGCGTGGGACTAGTGGGTCTTTCATCGTGTCTCCAAACTTTGGCGAACGATCAGCCGTGTGGTGTGTATGTACTGCCTCATATAGGCATCCCGGTAGCCCAGCTTCCACAGCCGTTGTTCCTCACACTCCGAGAGTGTGATGGCCCTGCGGTAGGTGCGTCGTGTGAATTTCATCATGCCGCCTCCGACGCCCACACCGCTATGGCTTGCATGGCTGACACAAAGGGGACTAGTACCAGCGGCTGAGGCGTGGGGTTGTCCCACCATTGCTGGCCTACGGGCTGTTCGATGCGCATGTTGCCTGTGCGTTCGGTGCGGGTATTCATGGCTTCACCTTGAAGATCACTTGCTTGCCGTGGATGGTAACTCTGCAGCTGCCCTTGTGCTCGGGGGGCCGCTGGCAGACGCGGTTGGTCCCTGGGTACGGTGATCCGCAGTAGTCCTTGGTGTTGACCCACTCCATCACGTCCCCTTCCGAGTCATAGCCCCTGTGGTAGAGGTGCCCCCCCTTCTCAACGCAGATGTAGGTGCTGCCTGACCAACGTCCGATGAAGGTCTCTGCACATTTCATGCCGCCACGCCCAGCTGCGTGCAGAGGCGGTTGGTCAGGAGGATGACGCAGTGGTCGATAATCATGTCCGCGCCGCGCTGGAGCTGTTCGCGGTTCTCGGCGGTGTTCGGAACGTCGTACCAGTATTCGAGGTCACAGTCCTTGGTGGCCTCGGCCTGCTCGAAAGCAGCTGCCAGCTGGTCGAAGGCGTTGGCCGGGATGTCGCAGTTCAGCGCGTAGGCCAGCCAGCACTTGCCTGCCATGGTGTCTGCGAGGCTGAGGTTGCCGGCTTCCTGGACCAGCAGGGTGACGCGATCACGGGTCAGGGAGCCGATCAGTTCGTCCTCGGGGGTCATTTCCCGGACTCGCCGGCTGATGCTTGCAATGGTGCTCATGGGGTGCTCCTGCTTGTGTGGTGTTTATTTCTTGGTGAGCACCACTCTATACACACACGTTGGCAGGTGCAAGACCCTTTGGGCATGAAAAAGGGCCGTGGTGCTAAGCACCCGGCCCTTTTTTCACTCGGCGGCGGTCAGTTCATCATGGCCAAGACCTCGATGTCTTGGACAAAGTGGCCCATCCCGAAGGATGGAACCCGCTCCGTTGCCTGAAGGACTACGTAACCGTCATCCAGGTCTTCCATGATTGTGGCCACATCATCTACCAGCAGCTCGCCGCTAGCAGAAGGCGACACCCATACTGACTGACCTACTGTGAATCGCTTCCCCACGTACTGTCCCCATGATCTATCTAACTGGTGTTATGCCGCTACCCCCCTGCTTGAGGCATTGGCGGACCCGGCGACGGTTCGCCATGTCCTGTTGTTTGCTACTGCCCACACTGCCTGTGAGCTAACTCCAAACAGTGTGGCTAAATACGTCTGCGAATAAACGCCTTGCCCCAATACATCACGGATGAGGATGACATCACGTTCTGTCAGCTTGCTTTGCGGGTGCCTCTCACCTGCTGGTGGATTGCCCCGCCCCCTGCTCCATTTGTCATCCGAGTTGTCCTGATGTGTCCCGGCCTCCAGATGGAGCGGGTTCACACAAGGAGGATTGTCGCATCTGTGTCTGACAATCTCGCCTGCTTCAAGAGGCCGAACCGCTACCTCAAAGGAAACACGATGCGCCTGTACTGTGCGCCCACCTGAGTGGATAATTCCGTAACCAAACGGCCCAAAGTACCCCTGCCATAGCCAGCATCCATCGTCTGGCCTGTGGGTAGCGTAGTAATCAAAGTGTTCCTGCAGCGACGTGCCGGCGAATACCTCTGTGTGCAGCGGGTCACCATGCCTCTTTGCCCGAGTGTAATGCTTATTGCATAGCCCTCGGGCGGTGCCTGGTACACCTGAGATGGCCGTGCAGCCATCGACGGAGCATTCACGAACTCTCCTCATCTTTCAATGCCCACCGTGATCGTCACGCCCAGAGCTGCGGCATAACGTTCAAGTGTGCTGATCTTTGGTTCCCGCTTGTTGTACTCGATGATTTGAACGAAGTTGGGGTGAGCCCCCATACGCTCCGCAACCGTTTTCTGGGTGAGACCCTGACGTTGCCGCTCCCGTGTGAGCGCGGTAACCAATTGCTGTGTCAACATTAATGAACCTTCCGTCTAATTAATAGTGAAACCAGTCAAGAAATTTGTCTGTGACTGGATATTTCCCGCAGGATTTAGTAAGGAACCTTTCAATACACCAGTTGCCACATGACTACCGCAGTATTGGCGCAAGATTAGGTAAATTCCTTGACTCAGGCCACTTCCTTGGTCTGTCCGTAGTGTGCGAAAATCTGGCTGTCGGTGGGCTCCCAGCCCTCGATGCGTGCACCACAGTCCACGCACTCGTAGTCGTTGTCCGGGTTGTCGTGCTCGCACTCCTCGGGCTCGGTGTAGTCAATGCCGGAGGCACTGATGTTCAGGGCCTTGGCCTTGCTCCGGTTCCATGACTCGGCAGCTGCCTGTGCGGGGTGGTCGCTGGCCCACTCGGTCCAGTCCTCATAGTGATTGCTCATTTGCCTGCTCCTTTGCTCTCTAGGTGTGCTGCTATTACGTCCCGGACTGCGACGTGGAGTTGTTCGTATCGCTTGGGTTGACCAGCGATTTGCCATATTCGGCGCGGATTCGAGTCTCGGCCAGCCCTCAACCGAGTGAAGGTCGTTAGCGTCCCTATCGGAACCCCATCGAGGTAGACGGTCTGGCTCGGCTCATCGGTACGAAAAGTGACCTGAACCAGGCCATTAGTTGGAAACGTAAATCCCCGTCCGGGCCTGACCTTCAAGAGGCGGGGTGTACCTCTCATGTTGTGCTCCTTGCTCCGTGGTTGGTGGTTATGCTCTGACAGTACACTCGTTGACGAGGGTATGCAAGCTTTATTTTCCGCAGCTGGGTGTACCAATCCAGTAAGCCGGGGCAAAAGGAAAGCCCACCGCTTACAGGGGAGCGGTGGGCTTTCCGGTTTTGAGGGTGGTCAGTCGATGTAAGGGTTATCGACCTCTTTGATCTTGCCGGCGTAGGTGTCATCCAGGATGGACTTCAGCAGGTTGGTCTTGCGGACAATCTCGCTGCGCTTGGTGCTCTTGAACAGGTCTTCATTGCCTGCCACGAACTCGTAGCTCTTGTCCTCGCACACGAACCACTCGCCTTCGAGGTCGCCGTCTGTGGCGTACATCTTGATGTAGCGGTAGTCCGTGGAGATGAGCCAGCCGACGACGCCCTGATGGCCATGTGAGAGCCAGCTGATGTTGTCCAGGAAATCGGTGTCTGCATCCTCGCGCTGCGCCTCGATCTGCGCTTGGGCTGACATTCTCAGGCGTTCGACGGAGCTGTTCTCGTTCAGCGGCTCCACCAGCCGGCCCTCAGCGGCCAGTCGCTTGCGCAGGTCGTAAATCCAGACCGTGTTGCGTGAGCCCAGTTCCCTGAGCACCCACTGGCCTGATTTGCCGTCAGGTCCAGCCATCATGTCCATGACGGCGCGGTCCCGAGCTTCTTGCAGTTCCTTCTTGGTCTTGGACCAGTGTGCTACGAACTGCGTATCCAGATCGACGTTCTCTTGGCGCAGGCGTTCAATCTCTGCGTTGTTTTCCTCGATCTGCTTGTCAACTTTTTGCCTTGCTTTGGCTCGCTCAGCGGTGAACCCCCTCCACCTGTTGTGTAGCTCTAACATTGTGCTCATGTGGTGTGTGCTCCTACTTTTTGGTGGTGCTCCTAGTGGTGTATTGGAACCTTGTATGTAGATACTTACACAGCTCTAACCACTAAGGCAATGACTTTAGCCTATGGAAAATCTGTGTAACTACTTAGGAGACCCTGCGCCAATCAGTTTCGAGCGTAAGTAACCGGTTTTTTACGGTTGAGTGCAAATCGCCAGAGGGGGTGTACCTCTTAGTGGTGGTCGCAGCCCATGACTTCGCACAGCTGCTGGTAGGTGAAGCCGGCCTCGGCTGCCTTGGACATTGCCTCGTACAGGACGCTCCTGGCGGCGAAGTCGATGGGGGCAAATTCGGAGGTGATCCGCTGCGTTGCTGCCTGAACGGCGGCATCAATCTCATCGTTGATCTTCTCCAAAGCCTTGTGTGCCCTGTCCACGTTGAGTAGCGCATCCTCACGCAAGACCCGGAAGTCTGCCACGTCCTCGCTCATGCGCTCTGCACCTTACGGATGGCCGAGGTCAAGGCATCGGACAGGTGTTCATCATTGAGGTCATAGATGGCTTCCTCCGGCACACCAGCCCTGAAGGTCAAATAGGCTGCGGCCTCCAGCTCGGCAGCCATCTCGGCTTCCTGCACGCTCCAGCCACGGTGTGCTGACTCCTTGGCGTGGACCAGCGCGAGCCTGCGGATCAGCATGTCGTCCGCGAGTGCGTCCAGGTCTTTGAGCATCACTGCTTGAACGGCTTCCTCGCCGTCGCTGTCCAGTTCTGCGGGGTTGATGGCGTTCTTTACCGCCTCCCGGACCTCCTCCACGTTGTGGCTGATGTACTTCTTCCTCCGGGCCGCGCTGAAATCGACAACATTGTTCATGGTGACTCCCCATAGTGATCGTTGAGTGTTGCTGTATGTGTAGCTTGCCACAGCCCGAAATAAAAACAAAGGGGTAGAACAACATTCTTGTAATTCCATTCGATGGACATATTCTCGTCCAGATTTTTCCGCCCCTCCCCGCCCCCGCCCATCCCGAGTTTGAGGGGTTCTTTCCCTCCCTGGGGACGTCTCGCCTGGCGGCTCGATTCGGCCTGGATCGCCGGCCTGGCGCGGTGGACCGAAGTGGGAGTGCGCTCTCACCGTGCCGGCGGCAAGGTTGAACCGTCAACCAAAAAATCGTTATAAAACCTGGCCGGCGCAGCTGCCTGAATTTGTATGCAAACATGCCTGTTTTGGTATGTGTTGTGCGAAAAATATGTGTTGACACATGTAGACGTGTGTCCCTAGATTGGTCTCAGCAGCTCACCACAACAGGAAAGACAGGTACACAAAATGTTCGGACGCCAGCCAGCCAGCCTGCCTGAAGCACCGGCCCAGACGGTCACAGTTCAAGACGGATTCATTGCTGAAGCGTGGGGGATGACTCCTGAAGGATGGGCATTGCTCACGCCGGAGCTGCGCACGGACTACCGGGACCGCGTTGTATACGCTCCCTACTTCAAGGCAGGGAACTAAGGGCCATGGAATATGGCGCAATGATTCCCAGCTCTGGAGTTGTCTATTTCAAGGGATCACAACAGGACGTAGCCGCATGGATGGCGGAATACAGCGCAGTAACCGCGCTCCAGCTAGTCCAGCGAACGGTAGGCGACATTCCAGGACGTTGGCTAGTAAATGCGTAGCACTCCAGCCACCAGAGCAGCTAAGCGGGATTACTGGAATAGTCCAGCGGCAACGCGAATAGGACAAGTCACAGACTGGGCAATTGCCATTCTCACAACACTTGCAATTATGATCGCCGGATCACTCAACTTTTAGGGGAAAACAATGTACCGATACCCAAATGGCATGGAATCGCCGTTTAATCCTATTTCACCGACGCTCAATCAACCGACTCCGGTTAGTACGCACAAGCTCACCATTCCAGGAACAAAGTTTATCGCGCATGTTTCCAGCCTTGAAGCTGCAAACAAACTGGCAGCACAGTTAGGCAAAACATACGTTCCTACCGGACTAGGACGGAAGCGCGCAAAAGCAGTGGCAGTAATCACCGAACTCACAAAGGAATCCGAAAATGTTGCCTAATCGAGTCAAGCACGGAATGCAAGTATCGATAAACATCGACGGCCCGTTGGGTGACTGGCGGAACCACCGCATTGAAGACGTTAGTGGAGTTTGGGAAGTGTTGGACCGTGCTCCAGGTAGCCGAGATAACTGGTGGATTCATCGCCACAATTCCCTAGGGCAATGGGAGTCTGTCAAAATTGACGCCGTGCAAATTGACGAAATAGCGCCCCGCATTGAATGGGACCGCTCGATAGCGCTCAATCCAAGAGTTAGGGCGGGCTCTTATTCCATATCCAATACAGCGAACGATACAGGATACGTAAACGTGACAGGATGGATAGCTGGTGAATATGGCGCGCATAACTCCGGCAAGCTGTATGGATGGCGCATTACGCATATTCCAACGGGCGGCAGCTTGCCCGCTGAAGTCTACAACCTGTCAGAAGCTAAAGCCTTGCTTGCTCGTCTAGGCGAATTGGAAGCAGTATTTAGCGGACTAGAGTTTGGGCAAGGCTTGAATGGTGCCTACGCTGAAGATATCGCCACGCTAAAGGCCATTCTAAAACCTGAATTGGTGAGCGCCTAATGCTTCCCAGTTTCAAGCAAATTTGCGCCGTTGTTTTCGCACTCATCATGTTTTGCATTCCGTTTATGGCTTAGGGAGCTTGGAAAATGTTTGTTTTCAATAAGGATTACCGGGATTACGCCCAAGTTGAGGATTTCCTGCCCGCGTTTATGGCGCGTCTCGCTGAATTGGAAGCGGCTGGACAGTATCGCTACAATGACTCATTCAAGGGCCATATCCCAGGAATTGAGGGGCCATCGGAAGACTCCGCTATCTACATGTTGCAAGGACTGGAGCGCTGGAAGCGTGAGCAGGCTAAGGAAGCTGCACTACTGGCCAGCGGCTACAGCGAACTAACAGAACTGGACACTACTACCCGCTACAGCCACATAGTGCTAGTGCGAGTTCGTGAGATGGGCGAGACATGGGCAGAGTACAAAGACGCGCGGCTAGTGCCCAAAGATGGCCAGCCATGGGCCATCCTGCCAAAAGGCAAGCGGACTAACGGCTACAGCGTTTCAGGCCGGCGTGTGCTAGTCCTGGCGTAGCTAGTTTGCCGGCAGGGGTTTACACACGTTCGCGTGTGTGTTTAGATAGTCCTACCAAGAAAACAACAAATCAAGGAGGCACCAAGATGCAGCTTTCAATCGGAGATAAGGTCAAGTTCACATTGGGCGAGACTCCCATGCTTGGCACGATTCTATTTGCGGTTGGTACTGGAGCTGCAGCCGTCAAACTCGATAGCGGGACAGAAATAATCATCGACCTGGACACCATTACCGACGCACGAAAGGACTAGGGCGCTTTGCCCTCTCACCTAGCGCCCCCACTAGGTGAGAGGGCATGGAATCCTAACCACCACAACTAACCGGAGCAGACACCGTGAAAACTCTCTCACTCGCACTTATCACACTGGCCGCCATTCTTCCCAGTGTGCCAACCATTCCCCCATGCCAGACGGAAGACTCCACAGGTTGCTACTGGGACGCCGGCCACCGTGGCAACGGGCAAGGCCAGTCATTCGTTACCCTGTCAGATAACACCACTATCTACCTGCCCTAGTCCACCAAACACACAAACTCCAGGAGCACACAAAATGGCAAAAATCATGGTTACCTTTACCGCTACTGTCCGTGATACCGAACGCACTGTGACATTCCCGCTTGACGTAGCTGCATCCCAGCTAGTGCGCGGCGGCATGGAATGGCTCGAAAACGAAGCAGAGCTTTGGGTTATGAATGACCAGGGTCTTTACAACGAGTTTTACGAAGATGCAGAGTCTGAGGATTATGACGCAACACTCGAAGACATACATATCGACGTAGAAGACGAAGACGATTACTAAAATGTACCCTCCACAGTTCTACATTCTGGCACTGGCCATAATTGGCTTAGCTATCGCCATTCCCCAACTCATTAGCTCACTGAAACGCAACAGGAAGTAGGAAACCATGGCAACGTATGGTTACAAATTTGAAGGAAACTTTTACGCTGACACTGAGGCAGGCAGGCAAGAGCTTTTGGAAGAAATTTCAACCGCGCTGGAAACTGAAGTCTGGAGCGATCCAGATATGAAAGACGCTACCGATGATGAACGGTCGGAAGCCGTTTCCATGACTTTTGACGGTACGCACTATCAAGCTGACTTTTGGGCCAATTGCATAAGCATCATGCAGATGTCCCCCTACGCACTGGACATTGAGCGGATTACCGAAGACTCAGAACCTGAAGCCATATCGGAATGCTGCGAGTGGCTGGGCACACCTAACCCCGTAGACGTTGCCCACATGGCTCAGCATGGTTTGACTGAAGTGGAGGATGACGTACATCCCTACGTGTTGGCCGATGGCAAGGGCAACGAGTTTTACGGCGGTTCACTCCATGACGCTGTGGACGAACACCGCAAATTCCTAGCTGAAGCAGCGCCTAGCGACTAGGCATCGGCACACGTCCCCAGAGCCCCATTAGCAAGCACCGGTAGCTACCGCCCCCATTAGCTACCGGTGCTTTTACTGTGTCCGCGCCCAAAAATTCCCGTTTCCCCTGGCAGCCACTGTCAGGGGTTTTTTACGTGCTGTAGAAAACAGCGGAATCTAGGCGAGTTCTACGCTCTGTAGAGCGCCGGCAGAGCACCCTGCCAGGCGCAGACCAAACTAATGGGTACTTGCCCCAGCGCGTGTTGTGTGCCAGCGCTCCACAGAGCAGGGCCGCGCATGGTGCAGCCTGCCCCCACACTGCCCGCGCATAGGGCAAGCCATTGGCCACGCTGTCCCAGCTCCACAGACCTCCACAGCAGGGCAGGCAGGGCCGCTGACAGGCAAGGGCATAGATGGCGCTGTAAGCCTTGCATGGTGCCTAGCGGCATGGTTGGTCATGGTGCCTATGGGAGGGGCAGAGCAGGGGCATAGGGCATGGCAGCGAGGGCAGATAAGGGGCATGGCAAGGGCTCTACAGCGCGTACCACGTAGTCGGGCGTGTCACTAGTGCTAATGCGTTACAAAGGGGCGAATGTGTTGCATATAGGCCTACTTCTACTACTCATTAGCTAATTTATGTCTAAAAAACCACTCGTTGACGTGTGTATCTGAAGTGACACCAAAAAACAGCCCAAAAATGACCTAGGCGCTGTGAAAACTACCCCCTTTTGAAACATATCTGCCCCTTTGCACCACATTCCACCCGACGACACGCCCGAGTGCGGGGGGAGTCCCGGCGTGTCGTATCCCCATGCATACGCATGCTGTGGTGGATGTAATTCCATGTACCCCTACGCATAGTCATGCACTGCCAGGAACTCCGTTTCAGACAAAAGTAATCCTGTCAAGGGCACCGACTGAATCAGTTTCAACGAGCCGGCGGAGGCCGCTATGGCGTCGGTTTCGATGCTTAGAGAGGCGCGCATGTTTTCCACCCATGGCCCCTCCTGGAAAACCCCAATCCCAAAAAATCGCGCGCACATTTTTGCCCATAGGGCGATCAGGTAAACTAATTCCGGTGGGGCCTACGGGAACAACGTCAGGCTCAAACGACAGAACTCGGAATAACTGCGCCCACCACGCAGCATTGGCTGGTGGCGAGTGAGCCCAAGCAGGCCCCCTGAGGGGCAGGACCGGCCCGCCAATGCCGCATTGCGTTAGGCCCCTCCCGGTTCCACTCCGGTACATGGTGTGATCCCATGAGAGGGGCCTTTCTGCGTCTTACAAGCTTTAGGGCGCTTTAGCCGATCCTTATAAAGTTGGCACTAAGCCCCATGGGTGTATGGACTGGTGTTGTTGTAGACTGGCGATACCAACCCACACATGAAGGAGCAGCAGCATGAGCGATCCCGATCAGTTCCTGGCCAAGGCCAAAGACGCCGTAATCACCGTGGAGTACCCCCACTACCAGTTCATCCCCGGCGAACTCTATGTTGTCTGGTTCGCCAAGACCCTTGGCAACTGGAAGGCCCTCATCAGCACCGACGTATGGGCCGGCGCGTACTGGGAAGTCACCTACAACGGGGCCAAGCAGGAAACCTACGTGGACACCTACAAGAAGCTCAGCAACGTGGCCATCAAGGAGCAATCATGAATTACTTTGCCATCGCCGCATCCGCCTTCACGGGACTGCTGGGCTTCCACTCCCTGTCCCACTTTGTCGTAGTGCTGGCCGGCAAGAAGCGGTGGACCGATGATGTCTGGGGTCCGATCCTCCAGGCTGCATGGGCCGCGCTGATGATTACCCTCACGGTCTGGCTCGGAAGCATGGTAGCAGCATGAGCCAGCTGCAGAAGTACCGTAAGAAGCCCGTCGTCGTCGAGGCCATGGAGGTAACCGATGCCAGCAAGATGGACGTGACCTCATGGATTTTCGATGGAGGCGGTGACGTAGAAGTCCTCTCGCCCTACATCATGAGGCAGGGCGGCATCGACTCCACCCACGCCTTCCAGGTCAAGACCCTCGAAGGGTTCATGTGGGCCAAGTACGGTGACTACATCATCAAGGGCGTCAACGGCGAGTTCTACCCCTGCAAGCCGGACATCTTTGCCAAGACCTACGACCCCGCCTGAGCCCCAACGATCAAGCCCTGTGTGCCGAGTGCCGGCCACGGGGCTTTTTCGTGTCCAAAAGTGCCGCCAAAGTCTTCCTTCCTATTTATTTTGGTAGTAGGCTGGTTTTACACACCAACCTAGTAGGGAGCACACATTGAGCGAGAACAGTTTCACCGATCAGGACGGGGACACCTTTGAGGTTGCTGAGGAGGTGGGCGGTTCCGACGTTCTGGACCTGACTGTGACCTTTCCCGGAGCCACCGAACCGGATTATGTCCTCAGCTTCTACAAGGCCGATGCCGCCAAGATCATCGCCCTGATTGCCGAGGCCGCAGCCATCAAGCCCACATGGGAGGCTGTGAATGCGCAGATCGACAGCCTGCTGGACCCCAACGAGCCGACCGAGGACATGGGCCAGTGAGCGCCACCGCCCTCGATCTTGACCTGAGCCTGCTGGTGGGCGAGATGCCCGCCCCGCCCTGTGAGCACTCCCAGCATGGCTCTCACCATCGCCACGATGACGGACCCGCCACTCACTACGTTCAGACCTTCTGCCCCGCCTGCGGGTTGGAGCCCAAGGTCATCGCCGCCTGTGAGCGGTGGGTCAACGGCGTGTCGCAGAACTTCGCACTTACCTGTGACTGCGGGCTGATGGCCCCAGCCTCGTACTTCACCGTCATCCTCGGGCCTGTGGACGGTTCCCGGTGACCGAGGTCTGCCCCAGCGGGCACACCCGGACCCCCGAGAACACCGCATGGCGCAAGCACGGCAGGGGCGAGAAGCTGCGCCGGGTCTGCAAGGACTGTCACCGAGGCTGGTACACCCCCACTGGCATCCCGGCAGCCCACGAACGGCAGGTACAGCTGACCGATGACCGGCACGAGGACATCGAAGACCTGCTCCGGTTCGGAGCCACCCTCAACGAAGTCGTCCAGCGCGCCGGCTACAGCAGCCTGACCCGCCTCAAACGCTCCCTCAAACACCGCAACCGCACCGATCTGCTGGAGCAGATCGAAGCCAAGCAGACCACCGCAGCCTGAAAGGAACCGCCATGAGCAATCCGCACTTCAAGCAAACCATCGACGGCCTCAACGCGATGCACGAGGTAGGACAGGTGACCGAGGCAATGTCTCTGGGTGCCATCCAGGCTCAGGCCACCCTCGCTCTTGCCTACGAGCAGCGCACCGCCAACCTCATCGCACTCTGGAGCAATCCAGAAATCACCCTCTGGGACGTGAAAACCGGCAGGCAGCGGACTACCAATATCGGCCTCGAAGTAATGGATCAGCTGCGCGCGGAAATATTCGAACGGCTCGAACTGTGATCGGCCTCCTGCGCCGCCTGTTCAGCAGGCCCGAGCGCCATTACATCACCAAGGTGAACTTCCCCAGCGGTCAAGCAGCCTGCAAGTGCGGCCACTCCAGCGCCTGGGACCACGACCTCCGAATTCACTTCCAAGAGACAGGACGGATAGGCAAATGAGCACCACACCCATCTTCGACGCAGTGTTGGCCGAGTCAGACCCGGACATCTGGCTGGCATCCAGCACAGTATTCCCACATCCCTTGACCACAAGCATTCCGGCAGCACCTTGGACTGTCCGCACTGTACCACCAGCCATCTGGGCGGCGAACCCAGCATGACCTTCTACGGCCAGGAGAACGTCACCAAAGAGGTGGCCGTGGACACCCCGCTCCGCACCTACGAGTACAACGATTTTGGGGGACGCCGACACGCTGTGAAGGCACACTACATACAGTTCAGCGCCGGCCACGTCAGCTTCTGGCAGCGCCGATCTGACAACGAGCAGGACACGCTGGTCCGATCCGAGGCCAATACCCAAGTCAACGCACTTCAGGAGGTTCCATCATGAGCACACCGGCAGCAGAAGCCTTCCGCAAGACCCGCCAGCAGTACGTCCCCCCAACTCACACCGCTCTCGGGCTGCGGGAACTGAACCACGCTGACCGCTGTGACCAGTGTGGAGCCCAAGCCTACGCTCGCACCGAGGCTCTGGACACGACGCTCCCCCTCCTGTGGTGTGCCCATCACTTCACCGAAAACGAGCACCACTTCCCGACAACCACGCACGCCATCCTCGATGAACGCCCGCACCTGCTGGCAGCTGTCAAGGCGCAGGCCAGCTACGCAGATGGAGACGCAAAATGATCGGCACACCAGTCAAGACCTTCATCCGGGCCATCCCCAAGGGCACCGGCTACTCCGGGGGTTCGGGCGTCATGCTCCCGCCCGGAGACCAGTTCTACGAACTGACCGGACTCCCGTGGAAAGACCAGCAGGCTATCCGTGCCGAGCTGGACAACTGCGGCTTCTACGTCCAGGACATCTACTTCGCTGACCCCATGCCCCTCCAAGTGGGCCTCGAAATCCGCAACCGCATTGCCAAAGAGCAGGAGAACAGCAAATGAGCACTGGAATCGCCATCGTATGGCCGGCATGGTTCCTTGGCAGCACCGATCCGCTGCTGCACGCCACGGCCCTGTTCCTCGGGGACACCGAGACCACCACGTTCAAGCGGACCGACATCGAGCGCGTCCTGCGTTGGCAGAGCAATGATCCTGGAGCCTGCCGGGTCACCGGGAGCGCGCTGTTCGGCAAGGACGGCAGGGTTCCGGTCCTGACCATCTCGAACCCGGCCCTGACCATCGAGCAGGAGTGGCTGGTCCGCGAGCTGGAGATGTACGGCATTGTGAGCCCGTCTGAGTTCGGCTTCAACCCGCACGTCACCATCGCCAAGGAGGAGGCCAAGCCCTACCTCCCCAAGTACATCCAGCTGCAGTCCCCCGTACTCTGGTGGGGCGATGACAGGCCCGTCCACACCAAGCACAAGACGGCGGTGACGGTGTGAGGTTCACATGGTGGACGTACTGGGTCTCAATACACCGAGCAAAGCAAGCCGAGACCCTTGAATTTCAGCAACATGCATCGGCGTTGCGTGGCCCGGATAAGTGGCTGAGCCGGTGGGAGTTTACTGAGGCGTTATGCCGCAGGAAGAAACGAGAGCGGAAATGAGCCTCCAAGACATCCTGAAGATGGTTCCGCCACCCAAAGTGCTCTCGATCCGGGACTTGGAAGACCTCGATGACGCTGACCTAAAGGCTGTCATTGAGGCCGAAATCCCGGTAAAATCAGACCATGAGTAGGACTGATGAGCGCGGATATGTCCACCCCGATGGGTGGGACGTAATGCCTGGTGATGACCTTCGAGCATGGCTGGCCAAAGCATGGGATGAGGGTTACGAGGCGGGCTATGACCAAGGCAACGCCGCTGCCAAGTGGTTCGCCCCAGACGAGCCTGAAAACCCCTATCGGAGTGTCCATGAAGACCAAGCGACTTAGAAAAGGCCACGTCCAGGTAGTGGTCGATGCCGGTGGGCATCCCCGAGATGTCGCCGGCCACCGCACGGACCTCGAACCACGCTATTCGAGGCGTGGGGAACGGCTCTGGCACGCTGAGGAGTTGAATTTCAGCTTGGGGGAGCGTGTCAGGGCCATCCGGGAGTGGCACCGGATGGAGCACGGCGAGTGCGGGACCATCATGCTGATCCCCGAGTTCGTCAGGAGGGAGTACATGGTCCTCCCGGACTCCCTGATGAAGCAATTCCTCAAAACCCGCTCCGGTTTGTACCTCTCCCGGATGCCCGAGCACTTCCTGGAAGCTGAAAGATAGCGAAATCTAGTCAGCTATAGGAAAACGCTATACTTGAGAGATAACACCAGCCCCCTCTGGCCTAGCCAAGGGGTTGGTTTTCTTTTGCCCAAAAATGGGTATGGTTAGCGCACCATCACACCCATAGCGGTACGCCAACCATAACTAAGCCTCCCACGCCGGAATTACGCGGATTTCCTTGGGATTCCAGCGTCCTCCACCGGCCAGCGAGACCTCGATGTGGTCCACGAGACGGCCCAGAATCTCCCTTTTGACCTCCGGGGGCATCGCTTCCCAGTGGGAGAGCAGGTCTGCGGCCAGTTTGGCCGGGGCTGGGCCGGATTTCTTGGATTCGAGGTAGGAAAGCCGGTATTCAAGCTCATCCTTCTCCTCTTTCAGCTTGCCCATCAGACGGTCATGAAGCTCCTTGGTCACGTCTCCGTCGATAAATTTTAGGGTCAAACCCTCCATTCTGGAGGCGTTTTTGGACAGATCGGCCATGATTTTGGGCCGTGCATCGAGCTGTTTGAGTGGTTTGGAGCCTGCAGCTGCCTTGTCGGCCACCTCATTGACGCTCGCGGCCACGCTCTCCAGGAAGGAGACCACGGCCTCATCGACTCGGGGTGCCACGATGGCGTTGGTGTGCTCTCCGACGCTCCGGTAGCGGGTGCAGTTGTACTTGGCGGTCCTCTGACCGTTCCGGGCCGTGTAGGCGTTGCCGGTCATCAAGGCTCCGCACTCGCACCGGACGATTCCCGAGTAGGTGTGAGGACTTTCCTCGGCCCGTGGACGCCCCACACGGCCTCTGCGAGCCATCTTGTACGCCTTCCACTCATCCTCGCTGATTACGGCCTCGTGAGCGCCTGCTACGTGCTCCCCACGGGACTTTACGAGGCCGGCACCGAACCCGGAATCCATCATGCGCTTGACCGAGGCAGCCTCGATGGGTCCGCCGTGCTCGCGGGTCAGTGTGGACAGGCGCATGAAGCCCGCCCCGGCGATGTAATCGAGGTAGAGCCGACGCAGCAGGGGTCCGGTCTCGGGATCGAGGACGTAACCGGTCTCGCGCGTGTAGGTATAGCCGAACCTCGGCGTCCCGGTGTGGGGCAGTCCGTTACGGACCCGCCTCGCGTGTGCCTCCTTCCAGGTGTCACCGATCCGCTCGGACTCGAACGCGGCGAACTCGGTGAGCATCCCTCGGGCGAGGCGTCCGGTGGAGGTTGATACGTCGATGGCCTCGGTGGCGGACTCGATCCTGCCGCCAGCGGTCTCCACCTTGTCAGCGGCGACGGCCCAGTCCAGCCGGGAGCGCGAGAGCCGGCTCCACTTCCACAGCACGATGACATCGGCGTCCTTGCCCTCCAGCAGGCCCATGATCTTTTGGACGCCCGGACGGTTCCATGTGCGCCCCGAGATGCCGGGGTCTTTCTCAATGGCCACCACCTCGTAGCCCTGCTGCTCGGCGTAGGTGCGGCAGGCGGTCTCCTGAAGCTCCAGTGAGATTGATTCTTCCTTGTAGGTGCTCTGGCGCAGGTACAAGGCGGCGCGGGGCTTGCTCATGGGCCAATTCTAAATCTGCCGTCAATAGGGGCTTGCTTACTACTTTGTCTTGCTATACGCTCATTCATACACACCAAGGCACACAGGGAGAGCAAGATGGGCAAGACCAAGGAGCAGGCCATCCAGGAAGCGGGCAGCATCTACGCACACTGGCTCTCCACTCAACAGATTTCGGTTGATTTTCAAGAATCAGCCGCATAAAGCTACCTCGGTGACCGATATGTAGGAGCCGAGGGAAAGCCCCGAAGATGATGCCGGAGATTGAGACGGGCCGGATGCAGGGGTGACGGGAGTTTGGCCCATCTGATGTGAGGGCACGAGGTAGCGCCTCGGCAAGGCAGGTTCGATTCCTGCACTCCCGACGAGAGTCCAAGCCAATCTAGGCTGCTTTGGGAGATAAGCGGTCAAAGACTTGCTCTCGCCACGCGGGCGATAAACGTACAGCTAGGCCCCCAAGTGACTTCCACCGCTTGGGGGCCTTACTGTTTTCATGCGCCGAAATTGATTTCCAGTAAGCTATTGACATGGAAGATTCCCCGAATACAATGGACGCGCTGACGGCGCAAATCGTCCCGCTGCGCACCAAGGGCTTCACATTCGAGGAAATAGCCGTCAAATTGGGCGTTGAGCCTGAGCAAATTGTCACCACCTGGAAAGAGTTCATTTCCTCGCGGACGATTATGCCGCCCGAGGAGCAGGCCGTCCTTCAGGAATTGCGCCTCGAAAACCTCCTCACCAAGGTCAATGACCGGCTGAAATACGCCGACCGCGCCGAGGATTTCGAGCTGGTCATCAAATTGCTGCAGGAAATCGCCAAGCTGCAGGGCATCAACAAGGAGAGCAAGCGCGCTGCCGAGGACAAGCTGCTCCAGCTGACTCAGGCCCAGACGCAGCTGATCCTCCGGGCCGTGTTCGCCATCTCTGCAGGGATGCAGGCGCACATCGAGCAGGTGCTGACCAACAGCAGGACCATCAAGCAGATTCAGGGCCAGCTGACCCAGCCTGTCCTTCAGGAACTTTTCACCACTGAGGCGCAGCGCGCCCTGACTGAGGGAGTCGAAGAATGAGCAAGGGCATCTACACCCCGGACGTGACGGACGTGCTGGACCTTTTCTATGCCAACGACGGCCACGAGCCTGACTGGGCCGCGATCCGCACCCGGCTGCACTGCTCCACCGAGTCCTACTTCAACGTCACCATTGGCCTCCTGCGCGCGCTTCACGCAATTTACGAAGACAATGCCGCCTTCCAGACCCTGATGTACCGACTCAACGAGGATTTGCCCGACTCATGAGCATTCTGGACGCCATGCGGGCTGCCAGCGCCGAGCTGGAACAGGCAGCCCTCAACGAGCGATACAAGACGGACATCGCCCTCTGGGCAAAGGACAAGCTCGGCTACACCCTGTGGTCCAAGCAGGTCCAGATTGCCGAGGCGCTGCTGAAGCACAAGCGCGTGGCGGTCAAGTCCGGCCACGGCGTTGGCAAGTCCTTCACGGCCTCGATCATCATTGCCTGGTGGGTGGATACCCGCCGAGACCTTGACTCCATCGCGGTGACGACGGCCCCGACGCAGCCCCAGCTGGGCATCATCTGGGAGTACCTGCGCGATCACAAGCTCAAAGGCAAGCTGCTGGGCGACATCTCGCTGGACAACGAGTGGAAGTCTGACCTGAAGGTCCAGCGCGCCTTTGGCCGCAAGCCCTCGAACACCAACGAGCACGCCTTCCAAGGTGTCCACCGACGCAATGGTGTGCTGGCAGTTCTGGATGAGTCTTGTGGTATCCCCGAGACGATCTTCACGGCTGTGGACGCCATCACCACGGGCCGCTATGACGCCTGCCTCGCCATCGGCAACCCGGATGATGTCAACACCCCGTTTGGCAAAATCTGGAAGTCGAACGACGACTCCTGGCACAAAATGACCATCAACTCCTATGACTCCCCCAACGTCACGGGCGAGGACTTCCCGGAGGACGCTCGCGGCGGTCTGGTGACGTTGGACTGGATCGAGGCGCGCAAGAAGGCGTGGGGCGAGGATTCCCCTCGCTTCCGCTCCAAGGTGCTGGGCGAGTTCTCGATGGACGGCACCAACGCGCTGTTCCCCGAGGGCACACTGGCCGTGGGCCGGATGACCGAGCTGATGATCCGGCAGGACTCCAAGCCGCGCCTCGGCGTCGACGTTGCCCGCATGGGTGGTGACTACACGGTGGTCTACAGCTTTCAGGATGGTGTGCTCCGGTTCGTGGACAAGTGGAACAAGTCCACCCTGACCGAGACAGCTGCCCGCGTGGCCCGCATCGCCCATGACCTTGGTGCGGGAGAGGTCAGGATCGACGGCGTGGGCATCGGTGCCGGCGTGTACGAAATGGTGGGCAACCTGTCCCAGAACCTCTACGAGACCATCGGCATCATCGGCAACGCCTCCCCGTCTGACTCGGACAAGTGGCTGAACACCCGCGCCGAGATGTATGACACGATCCGCGAGCGGATGCTGAACGGCCAGATCGACATTGATGAGGATGACACTGCTCTCACCGATGAATTGGGCGATCTGGAATACCACTTCAAAAACACCCGCAGCGTTTTGCAGGTGGCCTCGAAAGAGGAAATCCGGGCCAAAACCGGGAAATCCCCTGACTATGCCGACGCCGCCGCTTATGCCGCAATGGACCTCGCCATCAATCCCAGTGACCCGGTGGCGAAATTGCGTCCGGGCGATGAGTACGAATTGGCGCTGGCGGATGTGTTCTCTGAAATGGAAATGACGATCTCGCCTTTTTGATCCCGGCTTACTAGATTCATAGCCTTGATAGACTGGGTACTAATCAATAGACCCTAGGGAGACTCATGGCTAAGTGGGGATTCGGCAATTCCGCCGAGTTGGACGCAGCAAAGGCGCAACTCGAAGAAGTGACCGATAAGAACCGAATCCTCGCAGACGGCTTGGAAATCCTGCAGGAGAACATGGCCGACGTGGTGTTGGCTCTGGATAACCAGGGCTGGAACCCGATGGGTGAAGACCTCGATGCCACCGAGGTTCCCCTGTCCACCATCAAGAAATACTCCCGCACCACGCGGGCGCTGCTCTCGATCAACCCGCTCATCAAGCGCGGTGTGGACGTGCGCAAGGCGTACATCTGGGGCAACGGCGTGGAGTTCAAGGGTCTGGACCTGAAGGACGACTTTATCAAGTCGCCCAACATGCAGAAGTACCTGCTCTCCCCCAAGGCGTGCTCCGAGATGGAGTCCTGCCTTGCCACGGACGGCAACTTCTTCCTGCTGGTCAGCAAGGGCGGGACGTTTTACAGCGCCAAGAAATCGGTCCAGCGTCTCCCCATCATCCAGATCACCGCTGTGGTCTCGAACCCGGACAACCACGAGGAAGTCTGGTTCTACCGGCGCGAATGGCTGCGCGTGGTCAACAGCGCCACCGCCGAGTCGGAAACCACTGTCACGGTCATCGAGTACGTCCCGGCCATCGACTACGACATGGCTGCCAACGGACGCCCCCGCCAGATCAGGGGCTACCCGGTGAACTACGGCTCGGTCGTCGCCCACCACGCGGTGAACAAGCAGACGGGCTGGAAGTGGGGTCTGCCGGACCTCACGAGCGTCGTCTTCTGGGCCAAGGCACACAAGGAGTTCCTGGAGAATCAGGCCACGCTGGTCAAGGCGTACTCCCGCTTCGCCTTCAAGGCCACGGTACCCACCCGCACGGGCGCAAACGCTGTTGCCACCAAGGTGGCCGCGCAGCCCACCCGCGATCCGTTCACGGGCGAGTCCAACGACGTGGGAGGCACCTTTGTCGGTGCCGGTGGTGCCACGCTGTCCTCGGTGGGCCGCACGGGTGGCTCGGTGGACTTCAAGGCAGGTCTCCCACTGGCGGGCTACGTGGCAGCCGGCCTGAACGTTCCCCTGAACGAACTGACCGCCGACGCCGGGGATGCCAACCGCTCCAGCGCCGAAACCCTCTCGGACTCCAACGAGAAGGTCATGAAGTCCAGGCAGGACGAACACAAGGCGTTCATGGCCAGTGTGCTGGACTACCTCGGCTACGCGGACATCGAGGTCCGGTTTCCGCCGATCACCGAGGAAGCCGTCTACCGCCAGATTCAGTCCATTACCGGGGCAGCGGCCCTGAACGTGATGTCGGCTGAGGAAGTCCGGGCCATGCTGCTGAAGGCGTTCGACATCGACACCGATGCCAAGATGCCGACCGAGGAAGAACTGGGCAACCTCATACTCGTCATGAAGCAGGCTGAGGAGCAGGCCAAGATGTCTGCCGACGCAGCTGCCAAGGGCGGCATGGTGGGTCCGGGCTCGGGACCGCAGGTGAAGAAGCCGGACTCGGCCATGAACTCCTATGGTGACAACTCGTACCGCAAGGATGCCACCGACGCCGCACGCTCGGGCGCTAAGGCATAGCCGTGCTGGCGGGGCAGGTGGGGCTGGTACGCCACTCCGAGCACTGGGTGGGGAAGGTGGTGGAGTGGTGTACCAACTCCCCCTCCCACCACGTCGTGGTGTTCATCTCCGAAACCGAGTGCGTCTCGGCTGAGCCGCCGTTCGTGATCGTGCGAGACCCCGCCAGCTTCCACTGGCTGGAGGTCTCCAGGCTTGACCTGACCG